CAGCGGTCCACGTTCGAGGAGCTGAGCGACTGCACCAGTCTGTCCGGATTCAGATACTGGTAGGTCGTCGCGCCGCTCGGGTATTTCGTGACGCTGCAGTTGGCGCTAGACCCCGTCACGTTGAAGGTGAGGGTGCCGCCCCGCTTCTTGGTCGCAGTCAGCTTGATCGGGAAATTCAGCCTCTCGGCATAGGGGACCACCACGGAGAGCGGGATGTCGATGGTGGGAGCTGCCAAGGTCGAGTAGCTCGACTGCGTCATCGAGCCTCCTACGCAGGCGCCGCCCTGCAGGTCGAGAGTCGCCTTGGACATCATCCCGAAGCTGCCGCCGACGGCGATGCCGCCCTCCATGGCTACCGCGCCCTCCTGCGGCGGTGGGTAGGTCTCGCCCATCGCACTGCCCAGAGTCAAGCCTCCGATCATGGGGGATTTCACGAGGGTGCGGATGCCGAAGCTGCCGCCCAGGCTACCGCCGCCGTCCAGGAAGGTCCTTCGTCCCTGGTTGAGGGTGACGGTGGTGATCTCGCCGGAGAGGCACATGCCCCCCTCCATGACGAAACTTCTGGCGGTGCGGGGCGACAGGCTGCCACCTAAGACGGCTCCCCCCTCCATGCTCAGATTCAGGCTGTTGCCCGTGAAGATGATCATCTCGCCGCCCACGCAGCCTCCCCCCTCAAAGAGTGCGGGAGACGAAGGCTCGACCCCCGGACCGTACTCGGGGAAGCTGAAGTCGCCGCCGAAGAGCGTAGGTGCTGCGGCGTAGATCCCCGCCCCTGCCTGATCCAGGTGGAAACTCGACTCGCCCCACGCTTCCAGCGTCAAGGTGAACTTGTGGATCGGCATCTGCGGAGTCACGGTGACCCGCTCGCCGACCGCAGGGTCGTAGATGAAATTGGGGGAGGACGAGATCAGGGTGCCGGGCCAGCCTGCGGCGAGCGCCGCCAGTTCGGCAATGGTGAGAACGGTCGAGGTTGCGGAGACGACCCAGTCGGTCGACGAGGCGAAGAGGACCGGCCGCCCCGACTCGCCTCCTGCGGCGATCACGGTCCCTGTAACCCCCAGATGCTTGGCTCGGACGGTGTGCGAGGGGGAAGCCTCGGGGCCGTAGAACGGGACGCTGCTTCCCACGAAATCGGCGGGGGTGTCCCACGAAGAGACCAGCAGCTGGATCTCCTGCGGAGCGCCCACCTTCAGGATCTGGAGTATGTCGGCCTCAGGCGTGGCGGCGAGGAGGAACCTGCACAGGAGCGTGTCCGAACCGCCCCGATACGGCACGGCGTGGACCGCAGGGCGCGAGCCTTTGGAGAGCGCGGCGTACCGCCCTTTGGCGAAGGCCAGAGCCTCCCCCAGATTGGGGGATGTGCAGAGCGGCTGAAGTATCACGGCTTAGGCCGGGTCGGCGACGTATCCCGGCACGTTCCCGAGCTTCATGAGCGGCGAGATGGTGAGCTCATCTCCGGCATTGGCTGGAGTGTAGGGTGCTGCCAGAAGCTGCTCCACAATGATGGTGGCGCCGCGCAGGAGCATGACCCCCTTGATCGTCTTGTTGACCGCATTGGTCAGCGGGCCGGAGAAAGTGAAGGTCACGTCCTCCCACTCCATGGTCGGTACGCCGCCCACGAGGCTCCCGGCGCTTGCGACCAGATCCAGATCGACCTCGGCGTAGCCTCCGCCCGTTGCCAGCTCGCGCACGGCCTGACCGTCTTGCAGAGCGCCTGAATCGGTGAAGCACTCAAGCGAGAAGCCGCCGGCGGCGACGTAGGTGTTCAGTATGTCCAGACCGCCGGCATCGGTGAGTCTCATTTTTCCCATGGTTTACTCCCCGCCATTTTATGGCTTCTTCTCTTGGTCATTTGTCACCTCGTGTTGTCACTCTATCGCAGCCCCCGCCCAATCCTTGAGCGTGCCGGTAACGCTGCCGTCAGTCTGCCCTCGCCAGTATTTGACATAGACTTGGCCGGTTGCGCCGCCTCCCTGTGCCTCGTTGTTGAGCAGCCGCACAGTGTCATCGTCGCCGTCATGGCCGGAGCAGCCCCATAAGTACATCCCGTTGGCCGCCCCCGCTGCCAGATAGTTGTCATGCCAGAAGCAGCTCTTAAAGTTCCCGCCCGTTGACGGGCCAGCCGACACATTCCAGGCCACCGAAACGCAACCGTTGACATCCGCGATAGTTGCGCCATTGCCCCCGCCGTGAAGACAGTTCATCCGCTCGATATGGATGGAGTCATGACAGGTCGAGCTATTGCAGGACGTTCCGAGTGTAGGCTGTCCGGTGAAACTGTCGTATCCCGACATCCCTCCTTTGCAATTGTATTCGTAGACCGTCATGTACTCGCCCTTTGTGCCGGTGGTCTGGAACGAGTGATAGTTGAAGTTGTCCGAGCGGTTGTATCGAGCATCGCACCCGCTGAAGACGACAATCTTCGCGTCATACGTTTCAAACCCGTTGCCGCTGGAGCCATAAGCTAGGCAGTTCTTGGCTCCATACTTGCTATTGTTGGTCGCGGTCGTAATATGGCGATAACGACATGCGGCGTTTGACGATGCGCCGGAGTTGGCGTAAAAGTGCAAACCTTCATACAAAATTACGCCGGTGTCAGAGTTCTGGATCATCTGCCAGTTGTTAGCAGTACGACTGTAAATCCACTTGTCGGCCGGGTCGGGTTCGCGCCCATCCAGCAGATGCACCCATTTTTTACTGTTGGCTGCGTCATGATACTGACTGCCGGGGGTTGCGATGCACGCCGCCGATGACCCGACATCGGGGATAGGCATCGCCCCGCCTGCGCCATCGGTGTACTTGGCATCGAACATGGAGAAACCGAGATCCGCGAAAATTGTCGACGTGGTGGTTGCCGCAGAAGTTGACCAGACCCCGCCCCCCTCGTCGGTCCATGCGAATGTGGTCTTGGTGTAGCTTTCACGCATGGCTACAATGCGCGTAACGCCGGAACTATGCCCGCTGACGAACTTGAACATCCCGCTATAGTTCATTGTGTTGTCGGCAAAGTTCTGGTAGCCAACCCATTCGTCCATGAGATGAATCACGGCAGGTGACACAGCCGCCGATTGCGCCTTGTTCAGCGTTTTCCATGCGTTGCCCGTTCCCGCAGACGTGCCAAGATTGGTGTCTGCGCCGTTCACGTAGTCAATATAGTAGTGGTTGAGTATGATGCCAGGGGTCAGCGTGAAGTCGATCAGGTCGTAAGGGTCGCGCAGGTATACCGCCCTGTCGCCGTCGTAATATCGCGGGAGTGCCAACTGGTCGTTGAATACCGCAGGGGGCGTGAGCGTGCCAATGGGCAGAGACTTGGCAAAGGCGCGGTCGAGGGAGGTTGTCACAGGTACCTTGGCGTCGACTGCGGCGATGTCTTCGACCAACGTCGTCCCTGTGTCTCCTGTCCAGATCCCGTATATTTTATCCACCATACCGCTAAAGGTGACGGGCCCGGTCCCTTCGAGCACCTGGGCCATCGGCCACCGCGACGTGGTCCCTGCATAGTCGACAGCGTAAGCGCCATACAGGATCTTTGCACCGTTTAACGGCATCAGCTCTAGGGTCTGCGGCACGGCCAGATTTTCCGAGAGCGTCTGGTCGGTATAAAAGTTCAACGTCGCTTTGGTCGCGCCTATGGCTGCTACAGCGGCCTCCAAGCTCGTGTAGGCTTCCGCCGTATATATGCGGTCCAGCTTGGCTTTGTCAGCGAACGCCATAAGGCCGTTGACCGTGGTGGTTGCGACAGCTGTCGCAGTGTTCACGATCGAGATGATGTTCGCCAGGAGCGCGTCGAAAAGCGACAGGGTCTGAGGCTGCAGCGCCTCCATGGCGGTCTTCGCGGCGAGGAGGGTCAGGTCTCCCTCCCCCTCAGTGACTCGGATGTAGAAAGGTTTCGCGGGTCCTCCCGCGACCCCGTCGGGGAGGCGTACCTTGTAGAGGGTCGCCAGCTCGCCCCTGTTGTTGGGCCAGAGGTCCACCGCGAACTGGCCGTCCACGTCGGTGGTCGCCGTGACCAGGTCGCCCACGATCAGGTCTCCCCCTTCCGCTGCTGCGTCGAAGAGGACCACGGGCTGCCTTTTGGCGGCGTCGACCAGCTGGAAGGTGATGGTAGCCCCGACTTTCGGGGCGCCGTCCGCGCCGAGGATCGGGTCGCCGGTATTTGTTACGTGTCGGATGACAGCCATGGGCGCTCCTTTAAATGTATCGTTTGGTCACTACCGGCACGACTTTCAGCGACAAGACGGTGAATCGGCAGCCGTCGACGTTGGAGATCTTGAACTGCCAGTTGGTCCCCTTGACTCCGATCGGGAGCTTGGCCCGCAGACGCCTGAGGCCGTTACCGATCTGGTGCGGACCCGTGAAGGGGAGATCGGCTGAAACCTCCTCCTCGTCCACGAACAGGTCCAGGGTCATCTCCCCCTCGGTGCGGACGTGCAGGTAGGCGTGGGAGCAGATCTTTCGCTGCGGCTGACCGAAGTCGGCCACAGGGGTCACGGCGAAGGCTTCCACCAGAGTCCCGTCGTAGTCGGTCTCGCCTTCCAGGAGCATCACACCGTCGGCGTTGGCCCCGTAGCTCTGCGTCCCGATCTGGAAGAAGCCCTGGTAGTCGAAGCTGGTGTATCTGCTGTGTGCGCCGTTGCCCAGGTTCACCACGACCCCCTCGCCGGAGATGCTGGCGAGATACTGCTGGTCGTCGCCGTTCTTGCGGCAGAGCGCCGCGGCGCTCGTCCCGCTCGGGATGCTTACCTTCTCGGCACTGAGGTTCGTACAGCTCCCCTCTGAGGTGCCGACGAAGACGCCGTTGGGGGAGAGCCATGCGGCGCCGACTTCGCCCTTCTCGCCTACAGGGACCGCCACAGCCGAGCCGTAGATAACCTTGAAAGAGGTGAGGCGCTTCTGCTTGAAGCCTATGCCATCACTTCGCAGGAAGTAGGCGGCCTGCTCGGTGCCGACGAAGAGACCCTCGTTCACCGCCTTGACCATAGTGACCGGCGCGGAGAAACCCGCGACCACGTTGTAGCGGATGTCCATGGCCTCTACATTGAAGGTCTTGGTGCGGAAGATGAAGTTGTCTACCGCCAGGTAGAGCGCGCCGTTGTAGAACTCAAGGCAGCGCCCCGCGAAGGTGGCGAGCTTGAAGGCGTCGATCTCCATGTTGCTCTCGGCCTGATCGGCACCCGCAGGGTAGGTGAGCTTGACCCAGGTCTCCAGGTCCAGGATGTCGGTCTCCTCCCCCGGGGAGCTCACCACATAGGGGATGCCCTCGGAGAGGTAACCGATGGTGGCGTTGTCGCTGAACACCGTGATATCATTCACCTGGACGAACTCGGTGACGTCGGCCATGGTAGGGGAGTTACCCACCGGCAAGAGCGTGCCGTCGATCAGTCGGTTGATGACCTGATTGGCGATGCAGAAGGTGTCGGTGCCGTTACCCCATGCAGAGGTGACATCGGCGGGGGTGACCAGCGTGGAGCCTTCGCGGCGGGTCAGGTTGAAGTCGTCGTCCACGTCGCAGTTCACGATGTCGACGCAGCCGGTGTAGGCGCGGTCCTGGAGGTACTTGGAGGTGTCGGGAGTCCCCACGCTGGCCGGGTCACTGACGTTGTCCATGCCGCCGAAGGTGAAGTTCGATACCGCCATGAGGTGCTCCTAGACGAGGTAAAGCGGGTTGGGGGAGAAGAGGCCGGAACCGGCGCAGATCCTGCGGAAGGCTCGTTTCCCTTCGGGGACGTAGTGCCTGTCGAACTTGGCCTTGTGGTCGGCCGCCTTGACGGGGTCCTGCAGCTCGCGGTCGTGGTCGGAGAGGGCCAAATGCGCCGCCCACTCGACGGGCGCCAGATGGAAGTCTTCGGGGATCTCCAGATCGCCGGAGGTGCTGAAAGCGATCTTGCTCTTTCTCCAGACCCTGAGGCTCGCCTGGTAGACGGCGTCAGGGGTAGGGTAGAAGGAGATCAGGCCGGTCTCGTCGTCGGTGCGCCATGCGAAAGGTGTCCCTTCCGAGGTGCCTGCCGGCGCGTCTCCGGCGAACTTCCGGAGCAGGTTGCCGTCGATGCGGACCTGCAGGATCTCGATCACGCGGCCGGGGATCGAGTATGCCTCGGTACCGGCGACGGTGTTTATCTTGTAGGTCTGCGAGTCGCGGAAGAAGCCGGTGTCCTTGCAGAACTGGTCCTGCCCCAGCGAGAGGAAATTCAGGAGACGCAGGTCGGACCATGCGTAAGGAGCGACCTTGTCGCCCAGCACCTCTCTAAGTTCTGCAAGGACTTCGGCTCGATTCATTCGGGCTTCCTCTCCATGTAAGGCCCTTCGACCATGCTGAAGGGGATGGCGGCGACCGGGCGCCACTCGTGCTCCTCGGAGCCGTCGGGGTTCTTCTTGGTGAACATCTTGCTGGTTATGGCGTTTCTCAGGACGTTGATGAAAGCCTGCGGGATGTTCGGGACATCCACGCCGCGCGCTACCTGGATAACCTCGCCGTTCACCCCGATCACCTCGAACTCAGGCATGTGCTCCACATGCTGCACGTTGATGGTGTAGAAGGGCGGGGCGTACTCGATCTTGCCTTTGTGAAACTTCTGGGTGGCTGTTGCGGTCCGGACGGCTCCAAGCTGATCGAGGTTCAGGTCGAGATTCAGGGGCGCTTCCATCGGTGTCCTCCTTTTGATTAAACGAGATTGGCGTCCTTCAGGACGTTGTAGATTTGCTTCGATACCTTCTGCGAGCCTTTGGCGAGGTGCTGCAGGCTTCCGTTGATCTGGACCGGTACAGCGTCGAACAGGTTGACCTCGAAAAGTTCTTCAGGTTCGGGTTCGGGTTCGGGTTCGGGTTCGGGTTCGGGTTCGGGTTCGGGTTCGGGTTCGGGTTCGGGTTCGGGTTCGGGTTCGCCGCCCAGAAGACCGAGATTCTTCAGGTGCTGCTCGACGGTGATCCCTGTCTCGACCTCAACCTTCGGCTCCGCTTTCTTTCTCTTCGCCATTATTTGTCTCCTTCCAGCCCCTTCGCCGCTGCGGCGAAGGCTTTGTCGAATTCGGACTCGTTCTTGTACTCGCCGTCGAGAAGCGGCATGAGGTCTGCGATCAGCTCGCCTACCTCCTTGGCGTCCTTGGCGATGTACTGCTTATCTGCGCCTGAAGGGCCGCAAGGCGAACAGCAGCAGGACTCGGTTTTGGTCGAAGGCTTCACGTCCTTCTTGAATGGGACTCGGCACTCGACGATGAATCCGTTGGTCGCTTTCCCGACTGTGAGCATAGATTCAAAATACATGGTGCCTCCCCCAAGATCTCAGATACGACAAAAGCCCCGCTCCTCGTGAGAGCGGGGCAACGTCCGGGAGCAGCGGACGGTTAAGCGAGGGCCGCCGAAGGGGCGCAGGAGAGGTTCACGTAGGTGGCCGTGACCTGGGCCGCATCAAGCAGCGTGGTTGCCGGGACGAAGGTGCCTGCGCCCGAGGTGACGATCTTCACGTAGCCCACCGGGCAGACTCCGTCAGGGACATCAGGGAGCCCGGTCGAGGTGCCGCTGATCACGGTGGCGGTGCCGGCTGCGTCCAGGCAGAGCAGGTAGTACTTGGTCGAGGAGATCGCCTGCACGGTGACGTCGGTGAAAACGAAGAGGTCGTCGGTGGCGGCCTTGACGTACATGATCCCGTCGATGCAGTAGTTGATCGCGGCGGCGGTCTTGATCTTCGACTTGGTGGTGCCGATGGCAAGAGCGCCCGTGGTGAAGGCGCGGGTTCCCAGCAGGAAACGCTGGACCGCGGTGGTGATGCTTTTCAGAGAAGGAAACATGGAGACCTCCAAGTTATCGTTAAAATGTAGTGAAGGGGCCGCAGCCCCCGTCAGGTTTACAGGTCGGTCGCGCCTACTTCCAACCTTGCGCCGAAAAGCTGGTTCAGGATGATGGCCCCGAAGTACGCTTTCCAGCCGACGTGGCCGCGCTGACCCAGCTTGTCGGAGTCGGAGATGGTGCCCGGGTTGCGGACGATCGGGGCGGTGACCGCACCCTTGCCCTTCAGCGGGACCGAAGCGGCGAAGTGGGCGCCCAGGTAGATGATCGGGTAGACGTCCGCCTTGACGCCGGTGGTGGAGACCATGGTCCCCTTGTTGCCGCCCGCGTCCGGGAAGGACTCGAAGATGGTGGAGCGGATGTAGCGCACATCCTCCACCGAGCCGATCTCGAAGGAGTCGACCGGCACCTTGGAGCCGTAATCGACGGCGTCCTTGAACCCTGCCAGAGCGCGCACGTCGTTCTCGCAGTCGGGGTGGATCAGGCCGATGTAGCCCGCGCGCACCGCCACGGTGCCGTAGTTCGGGGTGGAGGCGGTCTGGTTGGTGATGTAACCCACGTTCTGGCGCTTGAAGGCGCGGGTCACCTTGCGCTGGCCTGCCAGCGTGATCGCCGTGTTCACGTCGGTACGGGCGGTGCCGTTGCCGTAGAAGACGTTGGTGCCTGCCTTCAGGACGTTGTAACGCAGGGTCTCAAGGGTCTGGGCGCACTGCTCGGCGGTGATGGTCACGTACTCCTGCAGGACCGGGTCGGTGTGCAGGTCGGCGATCTGGTCGGTGAGCTGGACGAAGTCGCCGTACTGCTGCAGGGTGACCTGGATGTCGGTCTTCTGCATGGACTTGCCCTGCGGGGTGACCCCCTCGACCAGCGGCGTGAGCGCCTTGGCGAGTGCTTCGTAGCGCCGGAAGATCGCCACTTTGGTGTTGTTGGAGGGGAGCGGCTTCATGTCCAGGTACTTTTCCAGTACCAGATACGGGAGTGCTCTCATCAGGAACTGGGGATTTACATACCCCGCGACCGCCGGCGAAATATCGCCATATACGTTTAGCATAGTGCTACCTCCTGGCGGGTGTTCTCCCGCAAAGGTCCTACTGAGATTCCCCGGCGGAGCGGGGTTTGGTTATTTATGCTGCCACTTTCTTGGATGCCGCATCCCATGCGGACTCGAAATCCTGCGGGTCGGGTTCCGTGGTGACCGAGGTGCGCGAGCCGGTCGGGGGCTCCATCTTCTTCAGCTTGGCGAGGCGCTCGGCCTCGGCCTTCTCCGCTGCCGCTTTCACCGCAGGGTCCACCGTCTTGCCGGTGGCGGTCTTGAAGTCGGTCAGGAACTCTGCCACCTCCGCCGCACTGCCGTGGTCCAGAACATGGTTCATGGCGGGGCGCAGGTAGGCGGGCTGCTTCTCGATCCAGGCCTCCACGGCCGGGATGATCTCGTAGGCATCGGGGTGCGCCGCCTTCAGCGCGGTCTCGAACTGGACCTGGGTCTGCGCGGCGGTGGCCGCCACTACCGGAGCTATCTGCGCCTGGAGCGGCTCCAGAATCTTGGCGAACTCAGCCTTCAGGCTCTTGGCCTGCTTCTCCAGCAGGGTGTTGATCGCCAGCGCGTGGCTGCCCCAGTTCTTCTCCAGATCAGCGAGGGCTTCCTTGACCTCGGGGGAGTCTTCCTCCTCGGCTGCGGGTGCCTCCGGTTTCTTCTCAGGCTCGGCGGGCTTCAGGGCTTCGGCGATCGCCTTGGCGATCTCGGCGGCGCTGGCCGCAGGAGGGGGGGCCGCTTTCGCCGCTTCTTCTGCGGCTTTTAATTCTTCTGCGGCTTTTGCTTCAGCGGCTTCGGCTTCCTCGCGCGCCTTTGCCTCGTCGGTGGCAGCGGCTTTCGCTTCGTCGGTCTCGTCGGCGTCGTCGGTGGCAGCCTCCGCAGAACGGGTGGCGTCTCCCTCTTTCGGCTCGACGAACGAATCGAACGCCGCACTGAAAGCATCATCCCCCAGCAATTCCGTTACCGAAGTCTCCTCGTCCACCTGGCCCTCCCTTAGAAAATGAGTATGTGTAACCTCTTAAATATATTGCGGGTGAGTGTATTCCATACTCAGCGTGTAAGTCAAGTGTAAAATTACATATTTCAGGTCTCAGTGCTTAAATAATTCAATGAGTTCCTTCAAGGCCCTCGCCTCCCCCTGCTCCTTGGCCCCGCTCCCCTCCTTGGCGAGGGATTCCTTGACCACCTCGCGGCGCAGCACCAGCAGGTTGAAGAGCGCCTCGCCCACGTCGCTATTTGGCAGCCGCTCCTTTAGCAGCTTTACCAGCTCCTGCTCCTGTTTCTTTTGGTTCTGAAGCTCTGAGAAGTAGGTCGACCGATTGTAGGGCTGAAGCATCTTTGACTCCTTTGGCTGCCGCCAGGTTGTGTACCGTCTTGGAGTGGATCTCCGCCGCCTTGGCCTCTACCAGCGCCACGATCTCCTCGGCGGAGGCCTGCGCCTTCTGCGCGTCGGCACTCTGCTTGGCGGCCTTGCTCTGGTCCAGACCCTGCTGGATCTGCGCCGCCTGCGCCTGCTGCTGGTCGAAAGCCGCCAGCGCCGCCTCGGCCTCCTTACCGGTCTTCACCAGGCGTCTAGGCAGGTCGCGGGACAGGAACTCCTCGATCAGGAACTCATCCTCGTTGATCAGCACCATCTGGCGCGGGGTCAGGGTGGTCTTCAGTTGAGCCAGCGCAGCGCCCCGGACTTCCTTGGCGACCAGGGAGAGGTTCCCTTTGGGGAGCACGCTGAAGTCCCCCTTGATGTCCTGCTTCGGGTTGAGCTCCATGTTCCACGCCACCAGCGAACCGATCAGGGATTTGACGAAGCGGTCGAAGGAGCGCACGTCGTCCTTGGTCACCATGTCGCCGCCGGAGGCCATCATGCTCATGTTGTTGGAGGTCCGGAACGCCTCGCCCAGGGGCTGCGCGTTACCCATGCGCCAGGAGGGGAGGTTCGACTCGACATCGAAGACCTCCAGCACCGTCTTTCGCAGCTCCAGAAGCTCGGAGATGTGCGAGGGGATGTCCACGGAGCGCACCGCGGGGTAGTTCGCCTCGGCGCCTTCGCCGTGGCGGAACACGGTCATACCACCCGTTATCGGCTGCCCCTGGCTCTCCACTTCGAGGAGGTCGTTGTTCACCTCCACGATAGGCCTGCTGGCGGAAGCCATGTTGTCCATGGTGCAGCGGTCGATGGCGCAGAGCTTCATCTGCGAGTCCCTCAGGATCTCGACCTTGGCGGTGCCGGTGAGCGGGCCGTCCTCGTCCTCCTCGGGGATGAAGACGTGGAACATGTCGGAGACCTTCTCGCCGAAGGGTGCGGTGTCGGCCTTGATCACGGTGTTGTCCAGGAGCCACACGTCGGCCAGGATGTCCTTCTGGAGCGCCGACTCGGGGATCTCGACGCCGATCTCCTTCAGATCCTTGGCCGAGACGAAGCCGTAGTAGCGGATGATCTCGTACTGCCTGCTCATGTGGGGGGCGCTGGTGCTGATATGCTTGATCTCGTTCAACTCGCTCTCGAAGCTGCGCGCCTTGTAGTTCCCCCCCTGCGAGTTGGCAAGGTAGGTCTTGATCTCGGAACCTATGAAATTGTCGTCGGCGATCAGGCTGGAGAGGCGGTGCTTGGGCAGCACCTTCCGGACGAAGAGACCTTCCTGATCCTCCCACCTCATGGCGGTCAGGTCGGGATAGACGTCCCACGCCTTCTGAGGCTCGTAGTAGGGGCGCTTCACCGGGGTGGAGACAGCGACGTAGTTGCCGCTTTGGTCCGGTTTCCACTCGCGGGAGGTGGTCGAGTAGACCAGAGGACCCTCGGCGACACCGAAACCGTAGATGCCGCCCCGGCGCACTACCTTCTTGCAGAGTTCCGGATAGTCCAGCTTGGAGTCGGCCAGCTGGTCCTCCATCTCAAGCTCCATGCGCGCTGCACGCTGCTTGGCGAAAGCCTTGACCGCCTCCTCGATCATCTCGGAGGTGACCGGCGTGCCGGCTTCGGCCTGCTGCTCGTTCAGCGTGGAGATGATCGTCTCCAGATCCTGAAGGGCGATGTTGGGGAAGGGGGTCGGCTCCAGCCCCCAGTTCTTCTCCTGGGCCGGGAACATCATCTCCATCATCTTGGCGACCCAGCCCACGAGTTTTGTGTGGGTGTCCTTGGGGTAGACCCTGGAGCGCCCCTCGGGGATCTTGACCTCGGAGTCGTAGACCGCCTTGTACTGGCGCAGGTTCTTCAGCCACTGGATCTCCAGCTCGCGGCGCTCGGATTCATAGGTATCGAAACGCTTGCGGAGGCTCAGCCCCAGCTGCTCCAGTTTCTCTTTGTTCTGGACGATCATTGAAACCACCTCCACACCGAAATAGCTGCCATGCCTGCCAGACCTAGTATGACCAGCGCAACCCCGCCGGTCATTTCGACACGTTTGTCGCCGTCTTTAGATGAGATGGTGATAACCATTGAATCCTCCGTTTAGTATCCTGCATAGCCGTCGGCAGGGCGGGGGGCGCGAGCCCTGGCGGTGCTGCGCTCGTCGCGCCGGTAGTCCGAGGCGTTGTAATCCTTGCCTAGCGCGAAGCCGGTGCCGTACTGGTCCGCCTCCACAACATGCGACCAGCGGTTCTTCTCCGGGGTGTCCTTGACCTGCCCTGCGGAGCCTTTCAGCCTCGCGTAGCGGTACTTGCTCCGGAGCCCCTCGACGCACATGCGGCACTCGACGTCGTACTCGATCCCGGGCTCCCCGTCGGGCCACCAGTTCCTGAACGGCTCGTCCAGGTGGTTGATGCGGGAGATCGGGTCGTTGGTCTTGGCGGGGCGCACCTTGTTGCCGCTTCCCGGCTTCTTCGTCACGTACTGCAGCTTCAGTTCCTTGTAGGTCGAGTTGTCGTCCCCGTCACCCTGTCGGGTCCATGAGGGGTCGCCCACGAAGACCAGCGGGTTGGTGCGGAAGTAAGTGTTCACGATCGGGTTCAGCTTCTGCTCGATGAAGGTCCGCATCCCCATGTCGAAACCGACCGCCTCGCGCAGCTTTCTAAGCTTGCCGTCGTGACCTACCTGCATGAAGACCATGGCCGGGTTCCTCGCCCCGTCCACCCCTACGATGATCGGGAGGTGCGGGTCGATGCGCAGGTTCGCCCTGACCCTGCGGTCGTACTGGAAGGAGAGCTCGTAGACCGGCTTCCCTGACATGCTCTTCGCGTAGCGGCCGTGGACGTAGACCTCGATCCAGTCGGACCGCTTGCCCTTGGAGAGTTCCTCGTAGTAGCCCGGCCGCAGGTTCTCTTTGTTCTCTGCCTCGGGGGAGAGTCCGGAGGGCTGCTTGAAAACGTCCACGTCGATGATCGAGTTGTCGTTCCCCTCCTCCTGCGGCAGATGCTCCAGGAGCTTGTAATGGTCGGAGTCGGTCTCCGGGGGGTTCGTGGTGTAGATGATCCCCGAGCGGTAACGGAACCCCGCCGCCTGCGACGGGTAGCGTCCGGTTCGCCCTTCAAGGTCGGAGAGGAGCTGCACGGGTACCTCACGTGCCTCCTCAACCCAGGTCCAGGACACCTGGAGGGAAAGAACCCTCTGCACGTCCTCGGGGGAGTCCAAGGCCCTGAAGAGCCAGTCGCTCTCGATGTCGTGGAACTTGAAGCGCATGATCTGGTCCTGCTCGCGCCACTTGTAGATTTCGACCGGGAGCAGCTCCAGCACCGAGGCGAGCGTGGTGTCCTTCAGCTGCTGCTTCGTGTTCCTGATGATCAGCATCTTGGAGCGCCGGATGCCGTCGGCGCCGGGAGTCATGAGGATGCTCTGCCGCAGAAGCTCCACGATGGCTGCCGTGGTCTTGCCGCCGCCGACCGGCCCCATGAGGGCGCGCATCTTAGCCTCCGAGAGCATGAACTCCCTGCAGGTCTTGGACGGCGTATAGTTCAAACCCCCGACTGCCATTTACAGAATCCCTCCTATGGTCTCAAACACATCCTCGATCTTCATGGCGGGCTTGCGGAAGCTGTTCAGCTGCAGGTTCTCGCCGGTCCCCGGGCAGTCGTCGCAGTCGGCGCAGGCCTCGTCCATGGTCTCCCGCCGCTTCTTGCAGTAGAAGGGGGCGGTCATGCGGGCCTCACCTTGAACATCCCGTTCTCGCGGGCTTCGCCGCCCCCGAACATGAAGGTGGCCCAGAACCACCGCTTGCTCTGCCAGTAGCGCCCCTCCTCGACCATGATGTCCTGCAGCACCTGAGAGCACTGCCAGTTGCTGAGTTTCGTACCGTCGTCCCACATGCCGCGGTCGCACAGCATGTCGTGGACCCACCAGGCGCGGCTGGCTATGTCCATAGCTCCTGTGGCTCCGTCGCTTACGTAGCCGGCAGGTACGAAGATGGTCTTCTGGTAGCGGGGTGAGAAGTAGGCGATTGCCTCGTCCAGCTGGTACTTCCCGTTGTCGAGGATGGAGAATCTTATGCTTGAAATGACTTTCATCTCGCCGCCTCCTCGTTCTTCTGCCGGCAGTTCCGGCACTCGACAGGGTTACGCTTGGCGCACTCCTGGACGTTGTTGCCGTGGACGCAGTGACCCATGGCGTAGGAGCAGTAGGCTCCGCCTCGGGTGCCATAACTTTCCAGCATCTTGACACGCTCGCTGTCTTCCATTACCTGGCCGCCTCCTTTGCGATCTCGGCTGTCCTGCCGAGCGCCGCCACTCCTGCCGCCCAGACCTGGCCTACAGGTCCTCGGTTGTCCACGATCACATTCCCGTCCTGACACTTCCCGTCGCTCTGGCAGTAGACTACGACCTTCCGCCCGTCCGAATACTCGAAAGAGGATCTCCTCGCCCCCAATCCTACGCAGCTGGGGAGCAGGATTATGAAGGCGAGGAGGAGCCGTTTCACGCCCGTACCTTTTCCATGAACTTCGCCCACGGGAATAGTTTGCCCGGGCAGCTCTTGGCCGCGAAGTCGTGGTGCCGGTGTACTGTGTCGGCGGAGAGCTTGAACCTTTTCAGATAGTTCGCCGTGACGGTTGCCGCGAGCGAGAGCATCGCGTCGTCGGGCGGTGCCAGGTCGAAGTTCCCCACCAGGCAGATCCCGATATGGTCGTTCTTCCCGACGCAGTGCGCCCCGTACTTGGACAGGTCGCGGCCCGTCATGAGCGTGAGCACGCCGTTCACCCTCTCGATCCCTGCATGGTAGCCGATGTCGGACCAGGGCGACTCCAGCCCTCGGGCTCCCGCCGCCTGCAGCGTTATGAAGCGATCCTTGGTGACCACCTCGCCGTGGTGCCTGTAAGAGGTGTGGAATTTCCGGATGCCCTCCCAGTCGACGGTCTTGCCGTCCTTGGTGAGCGAGTGGTGGATGACGATCCCTTGTGGGGTCATGGCTTAGCTCCTTGAGGCGCCTGCATGGTGGCGGACACCCCGATCAGGAAGACGTTGGCGTCCCGCCGCTTAGGTGCGGCGCAGGCGGCGAGGGCGAGACAGAGAGCCGCGATCACCGCCCGGGTCATTACTGCACCCTCACGATGGCGTTGGTCGCGTCGGCGGTCGGGAAGGTGACGGTCAGGGTTCCGGCGCTGGGCTGCACGGCGGAGGCCAGGTTCCCCACGTAGATGGCCGGGTCGCCCACCACGGTGTCGTTGTAGATGATCACGCACTTGGCTGCGGAGGTGAAGGTGACGCCGGCCGCCACCTCGTCGGCGAAGTCGATCCAGGCGGTGGTGCCACTTGAGTTGCTGGCCCGGGTGTCCAGGGTGTAGCCTCCGGCGGTGTAGCCGGTGCCGCTCACCTCGTTGGTCGCCGAGTAGGCCGTGGTCGCCGCCCCGTAGGTCGCCGTGTCGGTGTAGAAGGCGATCTTGTAGGTGTTGGCGGCGAGATGCACGCCATCCAGGAACTCCTTCTTTGCCGAGGTCGGGAAGGCGGTGGTGCAGGCGGCGAAACCATTGGCGCCGAATGCGAGGACGATGAGTACTGCGAGAAAGAGGTGCGCTTTTTTCATGGTGAGGCTCCTTTTAGATCTGATTTCCGCTGGCATCGTAAAATGTAACTGCGGCGCCTCCGGCGCTCTTGAATGCCGCGGCGCTGCCTTGGCTGTCTTTCAGGGCGGAGATAGTGATGGTCACACTGTCGCTCACGGGGTCCGATACATTCCCCGCTGCGTCCTTGGCCCATGCGTAGAGGGTTTTGCTCCCCTCAGCGGTGAAGACGTACTCTGTCGGTGGCGTGGCACTCCACGCCAACATAGCGGATTTGGCTGTGCCTCCTGCACCGTCAGTAGTCACATTGCTAAAATCGGCAAGCGGGGCGACGTTGTTCTCGGTGAGGAGAAATCCATCTGCTGCTACATTGTCCGTTGCAGATACGGTGAGGGCTACGGTCAGGCTATTTGATGTTGCAGGCATACTGAAAGTAACTGTCGGCGCAGTGTTGTCAGTTGGTACAGGTGCAACAATCCCCCCAGCATCATACTGGTAGATCACCCCTTCCGTGTATCCTGTGCGGCAACTCTCCGGGTATCCCGCCGTTGCTATGCCGGAGTACCAGAGCCTCATGGTCATGGTGCCGCTTGCTGCAGTCAGTATGAAGCCTGACCTGTAAATACCGATGTCGTCCCAACTGCCAGCGACAGGAGCAAGTACCGCCGTGGGTGCCAGAGGGTAGCTGATTGCGGTCGGATCGGACAGGTTGACAGCGGCGTGTACCAATACCTGACCAACAAGCCAGTTTGCCGGTCTCGGCGTCACAATCGCGTTGACAAGTAAATCTATCTGTCCCGAAATCACCGGATTTGCAAATGCCGTGATGTGGTTGGGCTCAAATCCTGGATAGGCCGCTGTGAATTCGGCCACCGTGCCTAGATATTGAGTCGTACCCCACGTAATGCCGTCCGTTGATGTGTGGTAGGTGATGCGTAAGTAGTTAGCACCCTTAACAGCGTTGGCGTCCTGCACCACTCCGAACATGTGCCAACTGTCGGCAGCAGTGCGTACCACGGCGGGGGAGTTGGCGTAAAGCACCTTGCTCACCCACGGCATGACGCAAGAGGGAGCGGATAACACCCCCGCGTTAGAATACGTCCGCCGCATGACGCCGGGGCCGGGGTTTACCGTGCCGCTATAGTCGGCAACTATCGTCTCATCCGTCCTGACCCAATAACATACGATTTGGTCGCCTACAGAGTCATAGAGGATTTCAGCATCCTCTGCCACCGGGCCTATGATTCCGTCAACGTCCTCGAACCACGAAACGTCATCCATCCAGAACTGTAATGCCCAATCGACATTATCGTTCGACGCGTAAACAACAGGGTTTTCTGGCACGATGGTGGTCATGCCTAGCCAGTAGCGATATCCCCGCCACTGGTTGATTGGGTTGCCGGAAAGGTCGTTTACCAGCGTGAAGTCGATTACGGTGTGATGTACGCTCTGGATGTCCGATTGTGCGGAAGTGCCGTAATTGGGGTGATCCGGATTGATGGAAGCAATCCACGATACCGCGTTCTGGAGTATGGTTGTCATGTCAACTCCTTACGGTATCGGGATGGAAATATCGTCAATCCAGCCGCCGCCGCCTATGCTCGATATTGAGATCATGATTGTCGTACCGGTCGCAGCAGTGACGGGTACAGTAAACTGGTACCATGTCCCGTTGGAATATGTTCCCCCCAGTGGCTGAGTTAGCTTGTTAACTCCGCCCACATAGACATGCAACGTCCCAGCATCCAGTGATCCCGTATCGCACTTGTACCAGAACGTCATATCCCCTGCGGCAATGTCCATAGTACGGGACATCGCGCCAGATCCAGACGTGTCGCCGTCACCGCCGCCGAGATTCCATGATGGGGCACTGGTCTTGCCTGTGATGGTAGCCACATGTGACGCACCGCCAGTTCCATCCGTGCTTGCCGTCCAATCATCGAACGTGGTAGCTCCGTTGGGTGCGCCGTCTAAGCCGGTAGTGTATGTGCTGCCGGATGCTGCTGCGGCTACGACAAGCGTGCCGACCGCACCAGCTCCGGAGATCCCTGCGAGGGGGACAGTCCCGTCCGTTGCGTCGGACGCAGTCAAGGTGCCGATGTCTCCGGTCGCAGCTGCGCCGGCCAAGGTGACCGCCCCGTCTCCGGCGACCGTCAGGGCTCCGACCGCACCGTCTGCGGAGACGCCTGTCAGGAGGATGTCCCCCGCTCCGCTGGCCGAAGCGACCAGGTCTCCGACGGCGCCTGCGCCGTAGACTCCCGTAAGGGAGAGCGTCCCGCCTGCAGCCATGGTGAGCGTGCCGACCGCGCCCGTGCCGTTGACCCCGGTGAGCGATGCCGTGGCTGACCCCGCCTCGATCAGGCTGGCATCATAGCAGAAGATGTAGCTCGCGTTGATGCCGCGGCTGGTGTACTGCGACACCTCCGAGGCCATGGTGGTCTGCCAGCCCGCCCCGCAGCCGGTGGGGGAGGCGAGGAAAACGGCAGAGTGGGTCGTGATCGGGGGAACCGAGGTGAACCTGCTGTCGTTTCCCGCCGCGACCGTGCCGGCGGTCGTGCCGACACCCAAGGCTGCAGCTGCGCCCAAGGTGGGGAGGTTGTTCAGGGCGTTATAGTCGGTGGTGCCGGAAGCTCCAGCCGGTCCTTGAGGACCTTCGGGTCCGGTCGGCCCTGTTGCCCCCTGAATACCTTGAACCCCCTGCGGACCCTGTGGTCCGGTGGGTCCTTGAGGTCCTGCCGGTCCTTGAGGTCCTTCAATCAGGACCCCGCCGTCACCCGCGATGAAGGCGTGCTCGTAGACCCCTGCGGCGGAGTCGTAGACCAGAGCCTTGCCGTTGTCGCCGGAGGTGGGCGCCAGCACCCGCTTCCCGTTCAGCTTCCCTGCGTCGGTGAGAAGCGGCGCGGCCTGGGCGAGGCTTGCGGCCAGAAGGAGTGCAACTGTGAGGGCGAACTTTCTCATATGATCTCCCAGCCCAGAGTGAGCCCCTCCAGGGACTGCCCCTCGACCATCTCCACAGGGTTCCCGTCGGCGTCTGTCAGGGTCGGCACGATGTACCTGTTCCCGATCTTGATACTCCCCACGGTGGGGCCTGCCAAGGTCGCGTTGTCGCCCAAGTAAGCGGCGAACTGTTTCTCGGCGTCGGCTGTGACCCGTATCGTCTTCAACCCCCACTGCGCGATCTTGATATGGTAGACCACCCCCTGCAGAAGGGTGAGCGACCAGGCGCCGTTCTCGTCGGTCACGTCGGTGAGCGTCAAGGCCTGGGTGTCCACCGTCGCATCGTCGATGTGCTGCTCGGGGAGAGGCATCGCCTTCACGGCGCGGCCGGCAAGCGGCACTCCCGCTCCTGACAGGTGAATCCCGGTGAGGGTCTGCAGGTTCATGGATACCTCGCGGAAAGCCGCTCGATCTCGGTCTTTGGATCAGGGTGCTGAACTGTTGCGATAAAGGGGATATTGCCCGCAAAATGGTTAGCGTTGTTCATTGCCCCGATCTGGTAACTTGCCGGTATCACGGCATCCAACAGGCTCGTTGCGTCGGTCGTTTCCGCCCATGCCGACCATTCGCCGCCATCCTCCTTAACCCTGATACCCATGCCCGCAGCCGACTGGTACGCTTGAAACTCGAACGCGGTTCCCGACGCGTGAGTATATGTGGCAACCGGCCCTGCAAACGCTCCCGCCACCACCTTGTAAAACCGCACCTGGGTAGCGTTCATGTAAACTTCCAGAAGGTTGCTTGCGTCCGAACGGGCCGACCAGAGGTTAACGGTTGCCTGCCCCGTTGCGGAAGGGACGCAGCGACCCCACACGGCGAAATTGTTGGGCCGGAGAACGTTTGCAGTGGAGCGGGTGTAATTGGTGGATGCTGCCGCGCTGTTCTTGTATCCAAGATACGCGGCTGCGTATTTGAAAATATTTCCTTTTCGCGTCCGAAGTGCCAGGGCATCCCATATAGGCACGGCAGTGGGCGCTAATGCCATTGCTGCTGCTTCTGCGATATAAATGTTCCCTAGCTGGTTGGGGTGTATCCCATCGCCGGAACTGTAGGCCGTCCTGAGGTTGATGCCGTCCCGTAATGCATCGTAAATGTTGACCAGCGGTATGTTCTGGGACGCGCTATACGTTACAAGCCACTCGTTATATTCCTCAATCCATAACTGCCTTGTCGCCGTCCACGATGCGTGGTCACCTATCGGCGGAAGATTGAACAGAACCACAGCTATTCCGTTGGATTGGGCGGAATCCACCATTTCCTGCAGTTTCGTCTGCATGGTCGCAACCGGCGACGATGACGCGCCGAGAATGTCATTTATCCCTCCTTCGATGACTACCGATGATGGCGTATTGTCCAGTACATCGGCCTGCCATCTCAGCGCCATAGCGGATAGCGTGTTTCCGCCGACTCCCTTATCCAAGATGGAGACTCCCCATATACGGTCTAAGGCACTAGGTATCCAACTGTCATCTCGCGCCCCGCCTGTAAGAGAGTCGCCTATTGCCACGCAATCCGTAAACACCCCGCCGTCAGCGTGAGGATATACGCTCATTGATGCGCTTGATGTTGTCCCTATTGACTCCATTAAAGCCCTGGTTGCGTTGGAGATGAGCACGGCGCGATGCACATTTACCGTTACGGGGTAAGCCCCGCCCCCATTACCGCCGATGCGGACCCTTACGCTTGTGGTCCCAACTGGGGGGGTCCATGTCACGCTGTACCACGTAGGGTTCGCAGCAAGTGCAATATTGACCTTGCTGCTGGTGAACCCTGGCAGTTCCATCATCGTAATGGCTGTGCGATCCCCTTCCGTGCCTGACATCTGGACAAAGAATATGTGCTGCGTGGTCGGCGCATCGCTCACTACTGTGTTTTGCATGAACGATGTGATGTCGCCTATGGTGAGCGATGCCCCCTCATTTTTGACAGCGGCACCGGAAAGCGTCCATGCTGCGTTGCTGATATCGTCCGAATAGGTCAATAGGTTCTTCACCATCCGCGAGCCCTGCACGGGTAGCACGTTGGCCGGAACGCTGCGGCTAGCCTCGATATAGTCATCCACGGCCTGCGCAGAACCGGAATAAGTGCCATCAGTGTTGAAACCGTTGAAGAGGTCGGTAACGGTGGCCCTGGCCCTCTGTCTCCCCCCGAAGCCCAGCATTACACCATCTCCACGATTCTAAGCGTGTCGGCCCCGGCCGCCAGGATGCCTGCGATCTTGCTCCCGGGCGGGACCGCGATGGTTCGCGGGATGCCTGCGTAGACCGGGATGCCTGCCGCCGTGGCAACGGGGTTGTCTCCGACCGCGACGAAACAGGTGGTCTCGCAGTAGAGTTCCACGAAAGTGGTGGAGGCCCCCAAGGCTGCGGACTGGGCCGAGACTGCGCTCACCGCGACCGCCTGGTGCGCCGCTGCTGGCTGGAGGAGTTGCAGGATTTGACCGTTCAGGTCTCGGACAAGATTTGACATTTTACACTCTCCTATTTCGGGTTCAGCCTGCGAACTCTCTCCAGAGGCTCAGAAGGCGGGTCAGGAAGCCCATCTTGTCGATCAGCCAGAGCAGGAAGAAACTGCCGGCGAGCGCGGGGGTGACCAGCTGCAGCTTGACGTCGGTCCAGAATTTCTTCTTCTCCTCCACGACCGCCTCGGCCCCCTCTTCCTTCGCCACCTTTTTCTCCAGCTCGGCCACTTTCAACTCGACCCGCTCCAGCCGGTCCTGATCGTTCACGCGATGAAACACCTCGCGCAGGTCCAGGTCATGCTTATCCAACCGTTTCTCATGCTGCGCCACGATCGCCCCCTGCTCTGCTATATGCTCCAGAGCCACTGCGGTCCTCTCGCCATGCGCGTCAAGACGGCGCAGGGTCTCTTTTATCTGCTCGAAGGTCTGGGTCTGCGAACATTCCGCAAGGGAGGTGTGGGTCATGGGCGGAGCCTCCGGCATTGAATTACAGATTGATTTGTGCAGGCGCTTTCTGGCGCATGAGATGTTGGCGGTTCGCCTCTGTGGAGCACGCTCTGTGGTGATGCACCGATGGTTTCTTCTTGTATATGTACATATTCTCAGGGGCATCCCACTTCCCGCAGTAAGGGCATTTAAGCCAATCCTCGTGTCCGCACGCTTTTAGCGCTCGCAGCCTTACATGTATCTGTTTGTGTTCGCTCTCGTTCTCGCAAACAAGTAAATTCTCAGGAGCGTTGTTCTGGCGGTTCTCATCTATGTGATGGACTACTGCTCCGGGCGGCAGGTATGCCCCTAGCTGTCGCTCCGCCACCAGAATGTGCTCCATCACTCGCCCGTTTTTGTTGGCTCGGGGGTGTTCAGGCGCTTTAATCATGATGTAGCCGTAAGAGGTTAGGTTGCGCCCTCCTGCCCACCTGGGATTTTTGTCGCCTGTCCACCGCCCCATTTAAAGTCTCCTATAGGTTGATATTTATCTGCACCGCGACAGCGGAGGATTGGGTTCCGGCCGCTGCGACCGTCGGCTCAAGGCCGCCCATCTTGGTCAGGTACTTGAAGACATCCACCTTGGTGTTCAGCCCCACCTGAGGGTTCTGCAACTCCAGATAGAGATTGTCCAGGAAGTCCTCGGCGATCCCTTTGCACTTTAATTTAAAGGTATGGCCCTGCTCGCGCACGTCGCGCTGCGCCTCGGCCAGAGCTTTCCTGAAGGCCGGCAGCGGTTTCAGGAGCTCGAATCTTTCGGGGGTGATGTTGAAGCGGTCCAGGATGGAGGGTATGTCTTCCACCTCAAGGGCCAGCGCCACAGGGAACTGGGCGGGCCACTCGGAGAGGTGCTTCTTGGTCAGGGGTTCGTCTTCGTCGTGATAGTCGCGGAAGGTGGCAGGGAGAAACACCTCCGAGCCGGGTGGGAGATCCTCCAGCAGAGGGTCCACGGGCGCAGGGGTAGGGTCGTCAAGTAGATCGCCCAAACCCCATGTCTCGACAGTAGTTTCCATGGTGCGGCATTCTGAGGTACTGTTTTGGAAAAGTCAAGTGATTTTACTCAGATCTGAGTACTTTTCTTACTCAGTTCCTCAATTGAAAAACGGCACCCATTCGGACTTCAATCTCTCGATGCCTCCCTCAGGCGCAGGAAACACTTCGATGATCCAGAAACCGCAGTGGGCCGCCAGTTTCTTCCCCCTCATCCAGCCGGTCTGGCCGCAGAGCGTGCCGCACTCAAAGACCATGACGTTGCGGCACTCGTGCATGATCGCTTTGTGGGCGTGGCCCGAGAGCAGGATGTGCGGCTTCTCCCCGCCGGTCAGGCCCTCCACGAACTTCTGGGTCCGGTAGCTGGTCGCGTAACTGGACCCGTCGCCGCCGTGCCAGAGCTTGATGGTGACCCCGTTGATGGTGACATCCGCCTCGTCCTGCCCCAGGTGCTTGTAGTTGGGGAGTTTCGCCGCAAGCTCCGCCCCGACGTCCACCCCCACCGACTTGTAAGCCCAGCCGTCATGGTTCCCGGTGATCGCCTCCACCGGGCAGGGAAGCATAGAGAGCCTACGCACTGCGAGGTCGATCTGTGCCGTGACTCCCACGGCGTCCAGCTCGTAGACATGCCCGGGTCTCCCGCTCATCCCCTCGGTGATGTCGCCCGGGAGCAGCACCAGCTGGCACCCTTCGCGCCTGATCAGGTCGCACGCTCTCAGCCACCACTCCTCGTGTGACTTGACGTGTCCGAAATGGGTGTCGGAGATGGTGGCGAACTTGAAGCTCTGGCCGTTCCAGACATGCTGCGATTTTGGACGGGACTGCGGGGTGGATTTGACAGACTGCAGGATGACTGCCAGTTCTTTCTCGGTGATGCCGGCCGCTTTGATCTGGGCTTCCAGGGGAGAAACGGCGGGAGTCGGAGGAGATGTTTCGGGGTGCTTCATGCTCTGCAGGAAGGTCTGGGCCTTGTACTGAGTGCAGCCTGCCAGCCTCGCCAATGTGTGTCTGCCTCGGGTCGGGTCTTCCAGATACAGCTCTTCCAGTGTCGGCATGAGTTCCTCCGTGTTGAGGTTCTCATGAGCTTTAGCCTTTTAATTATTTATTGTCAAGAGATTTATACAAATAAAGCCCCGCCGAAGCAGGGCTTTTGGGTGAAACCTTGAACGCGGAAGAGTCTGAAGGGGTGCGCAGGTTTCGGCCGACGATCCGGGTCAGGAGCCCGATGAATGACAACCGCTTGTCCGAGGCGAGCTGAAGACCTAGACCACGCCACGTCAGGAGACCCTCGGGGCGGGACTTAGCTTCGGCTCATTTACCATTTCTAGTTTTGGGTGTCAAGAAGTTTATTCGAGACTTGGTCTGCCAAGTCTCGCAGTGCCTTCGCGAGTGCTTCGGACGCCCGAGGGTCTTTGTCTGCCCCCAAGTCCACCTCCCTGATCTCCCAGGTGGTGAATCTGTGGGCGTTCTCGCACTCATGCCTGCGCCATTTGCGCTCGCCTTTGGTGCGGCTGTCGATGATTTTGGTGTTTCTGGATTTGCACTCGGGGCAGCGCATCTTATTTAACCGCACTCTGAATCAGCAGCACTGCCACGATGATCACTGCGGTGGTCCAGAGGCGGATGGTCGCTTGTCGGGCTTCGCGTTTCTGTCTTGAAGATTGCCAGGGCATTTTATTCTCCTTAACCGCACTCATTTTCTCCCACTTGGTAGGCTCACCCACGTGTAGACTGCTCCCGCCAAAGCGGCGTAAACTATGGCTGCGACGAAAAGCAGGGCAATCCCCCACCACGGCATGTGGTCCATATAGAAAGATGCGCCGATTAACAACATGCCGAGCAGGGCTGTAATCATGGCTGCGGCCAGCTTTAGAGATTCAATCATTGTTGGCTCCTTATTTAGTTTCGAGGGAGTTTAGCGGTTACGGGGCGGGGTGTCAAGAACTTTATTTAGGAAGTTTACAAAGGGATCAGGTCGTCCTGCATGTATTCTCTCGCCGCTGCCAACCACTCCGCCTTACCTGCGGCTCGGTATGCTTGTCGCTCCGCCAGCGTCAACTTGGGTGGGCGAACTTTTTTTACATATTTAGGTTTGGGCGGTTTTTTAGTCCGTAATATTCGGAACCACGGGCGCGGGTCCAAGTGGCGGTTTACATGCGGTGCGTACTCCCCAAAATACATCAACTCGGCCCCACGTCGGACACTCGCGGCTTCGACCAGCGTCTTGAAATCTCCCAAGTACAGCTGCTTCCCGTTTACAGATATTGAAGCTTTCCAGTACTTTCCGTTTCTGCTTACGCCAAGAACCCCTGACTTGTTAGTTGTGGGAAGCCTAGTTACATTCCTACTGTTCTGCTTGGCTGTACAAGGCCGCAGATTCGCGCGGGTATTATTGAGTCCGTCCCCGTCTTTGTGGTCTGTGACGCTCCACGCTTCGTCGCCCAGTATGAACCTATGCATCTTCACGCGTACCCCTCGGACCGTACCTTCGGCGTAGTAAGCACCTGCGGCTCCGCCTGGGATGCGGCGCCAGCTGTATGCTTGCACCCTTTCAGCATCAGCTTCGTCTACCAGTGCGAAATATTTGCCCCTTGAGATCGGGATTTTTACAACCATTTAAGATCCTCCTTTAAGGTTTTCCGCAGTTTACAAGCGCAGGCGGTCTATGTCAACAACTTTATATATTTTCAGGAAAATTTTAGCCGTATAATTCTAAGGTAATGTAGAGGGTCCGGGGGCCGTTGACTTTATCCCCCCAACGGGGGGTGAGCCTTTTCGCCGCGAAGCGGCTACTCATAAGCCTTCGGCGCGACAGCGCCTGTTACTTACGGCGAGCCGTTAACCGCGAAGCGGTCGCGGCAAAATCGTTTCGTGCGGTCTCCTGGAACCGCGAAGGGACGAAGGGACGAAGGGACGAAGGGACGAAGGGACGAAGGGACGAAGGGACGAAGGGACGAAGGGACGAAGGGACGAAGGGACGAAGGGACGAAGGGACGAAGGGACGAAGGGAAGCGGACGCAAAAAAGCCCGGGCTGGTAGCTCCCGGGCGGCTTTGTCGCTTCGCTTGTGGCGCGCTATGCGCCGTAAATCATGCCGTCATCGCCTATGTAAAGATTCACCTCTCCGAATTCCTTGCTCAAGGCCGTGAGCTGGGACGCCTCGGGCTCTTGCCAGTCACCATCCCAGAATCCGGCGCCGTGTCCGTTGCGCGTCAGCCAGAAATCATGAGCAGCGCGGCTCTCCTCGGCGATGGAGTAGAGGCCGTCCGCTTTGGCCTTGAACAGTTCGCAGTCGGTCCGCATGGCGTCAAGCGTCTCCGGCGCTATGTCCTCAAAGCTGTAGTTGTCATCCAGCGGCCGGCCTTCATCGTCGGTGCTGCTCCACAATGCGCAAATGATGTAATGCTGCAGGAAGTTGTCCATTTCAATCTCCTTTTACTGGTAATCGTTCATGTGCCGCTCTACGATGTCTCCCCAGCTGGTAATTGCTATCGTGCCGCGGCTGTGGTTGTAGCAGATAGTAGGCGCGTAGGCGTCGCCGGTGTTCAGGTAGCTGGTACGTACATTCTGCCTGCTCACAATACTTTCAACTCCGTAACAGCATAGCAGCGCGTTAAGTCTCTCCAGCGTGCGCAGTACGTCAATCTCTTTCGGGTGCCAGTAATTTGAGATACGCCTCAAATCTTCGAGCTCTTCCCGGACCTGCTTGGCTAGTATCTTCGGGTCTCCTGCCCGGCTTAACCAGGTGAGGCGGGTCTCAATGGTTTTGGCTGTCGGGATATTCATTTCAATCTCCTTATATCACATGCCTCTGAATATAGATGCCTACGATGATGAGGGAAAATAGTATAATCATGGGGTGAGCTCCCTCGCTGCCGCTCGGACCCTGTTCGCGGTCCTGGTGAGGCGCGCGGCCTTCGCTTCGAGCTCCTCGGCGTAATATGCGAGCTCTGCAGGTTCGCCCCGCTCCGTCCTGATTGACATGCTGCCGTGCTCGTCCTGAATCTCGATGTAATGGCCGGCGGCCGATACTTGGCTTGTCACTTTCATCTCTCCCCTCCCCTTTTAAATACGTTGTTCAACCTGGTGACGATCCTGTGCAGCTCCTGGGAGTGCCGGTTTTCAGGTTTCATGTCGTGGGCTCCTTCGGAATCAGCCGGCGCAAACAAAAAATGTTACTGCTTGGATAGTACGTCGTGTCTTTGAACCAACCATTATAGCTGTTCATGCTGTTAATTATGTTGGCGTGGTCCTTAGGCCATTTCTCGGCCTGTTCAAGCTCCTGTTCTCTGCTGCTGTCGATGTAGCTGAAAAACCCGTCCGGCATCTCTTTAATCGCTTCGATCACGTCGGCGGTCTCTATGGTGGCGAAGTCAACACAGTAATCCGGTTTTGATTCGCCGTAGTTGCTGCATAATACGGTTTTCCCGGTTTCGGGGTTCCGGATGATGCCGTACTCAAAAAGCGATATATCCAAGCTGTAATCAACTCGATCTGTGAAGTGCTTGTTTAGGTAGGCTCTTAGTTTTCCCATCTTATTTCTCCCTTATGATCCCGGTCAGTTTGATCTTGACGGTCTCTCCGTTAATCCGCTTGTGAATGGCGATGAGGCGCGGTTTTTTCATGTGGTTAGCCTCCGAAATAGAAACATCTGCAGTACTCCAGCACGGCGTCCGCGTCCTCGCGGTCCAAGATCAGCTCCTCCCAGCTGGTAAACCAGTCCTGGAAATAGATCAAAGCGCGGTCGGGCTCGTTGTACTGGTTCAGCTCGCCCCATATCTTGACGGCCGGGCCGCCGGTGCAGAGCAGTATCTCGAATTCGCTGTCTTCGGCCTCCTCGCCGGGGCTGTGCCAGTCACTGCGGACCTGCACGCTTAGCGCGTCCTCTTCGATCCTGCGGCGCGCCTCCTCCGGGTCTTCGCAGTCGCCGGCGGCTTCGATCAATTCGGCGAGCTCGTCGGCGTACTCCTCTTTCCACTCGTCAATGTCGGTTTGCGCTGCCGTGCGATCTTCCTCATCATCTGCATCTACGATGCGCGCCTGCAGTGAGTCAAGATCCCCCTCCAACTCCTCCAGCCGGTCGTAATCGCATAGGTACGCGGCTACCATCTCCTTGATGCTCGAAAGCTGCGCTTTTGCCTGCTCTCTTGCAGCTGCATTCTTGTCTTCTTTTTTCGGTTCCGGCTGGTCGAGCAGCGCGCGGACGCCGGTTGCGGCCTGGTTGACGGCGGTCAATGCCTCCTGCGGTATCCATGCGCCGGGGCGGGTTGCGTCTGCTATCAGGTTCAGCAGGTCGTTTATTGCGACAGTGGTTTTAGGGTCACGGTAAGTCATTTTTGTTTCCTCCTGGCGCCGTGGCGCGGTTGGTTAGGTCCTGCTGCCGTCCACGTAAAACTCGTACTCATTGGCTCTGATTGCCTCGTCGACGTTTTCGTCAGAATAGATCCAATCGTTTTCCTGCTCCAGCTGCGAATAGATCCAGTCCGCGAAGTCGCGCATCAGCTGCGCCAAGGTCTCCTCCTGGTCCTCGGTCACCTCGCGCTCGTCGCTTCTCTCCACGTCGACGGACATAGTCCCGGAATGACTGTAGTAATTGGAGTTATGGCCGCGGCCCATGCGCGCGGTCAAGGTGTAGAAAGCGGGGCGCTGCAGATCCTGGAGCTGTCGAGCGATTCTCAAAAGCTCGCGGTCTCCCTTACTGGCATCCTCGCGGCCGGCGCCGGTCTCGGCAAGAATCGCTTTAACCGTGCCTTTCTTGTACTCATAGCGACCCTCGAAGCTGGCGCCGTCTCCCTGCGAGCAGAAACCGGACCAATAGATCAAGGGCTCCGAGCCCTCGTACCCGTAGCTGTTTTTCCAGGACCTGGTTTCGATCTCGATCCCCAGCAATTCAGCCATGCGGGCGGCGTCCTCAATCACGGCGCTGTAATCGTCAACGCATCCGCGCCACCATTCGCGCGCCTTCTCTTTGGCGTCGTCACTCAGCTCGTCGAACATGTAAACCATCTTGGTCTCCTGTCTCATTTTCGGGCCCTCCCTGGTAATTTCGATCTGAGAAAACTATAGCACATTACTGTAATTATGCAATTTATTTATTCTTGCCGGTCCTGGAGGACCAGGCCTGCTCGACCCCGGCCTGGAGGTCGGTCGACCACTAAGCCTAAGTTTTGTAAAGTAGTTGATTACTAAGATAAAGAGTTGTGTAAAGTTTTGGTCGCTTTTTCGAGGCCCAAACGGAGGGGTTATTCAAAGCATAGTGCGCTTGAACATTAGAGGTCAAATTATATAGTTTGATCTATTTTGAATAATGGTAAAATATATGCGTAATTTTTTAAGTTGGAATGCACTGAAAATATGTAGAATTAGCTGGAGTTCGCTAGCTCTGCGTTCAAGGAATCCACAGGCGCAGATGCCCACGGTAAGCGGGTCCACGTTTTGATGTATTATTATTATAGGTTGTAGAGACTAATATCCTAAAAAAAAACTAGACCTAAAATCGACTTGAGATTTTACATATTTTCAAACTACACATTAGAAGGCTGTTTGAATAACGTGTAAAATCCAAAAACGATTGGGGTCTCTGTCAGAAAATCGCGTGCTTTTATACTACTTAACTTTGATTTAAATTCAAAACGCACCTAAACCCGCACCCCCGCACAACTTTATTTCTCAAACGCAATAGTAAAATTACTTGCCCTAGATTGGTTTTTATGCTATCTAACTTAAAACGACCGAAAAGGAGGCAAAATCATGGCTCGACCTGCCAAATCCGAACTCCGCAGTTCCATAAGATTCCGCCGCGTGGAACTCATCCTCGAACACCCGTTGGCCGCAGCCACCAAGATCAACCAGATGCTCGCCGAAGAGTTCAACGTCTCGGTCCAGACCATCTGGTATCATCTGCGTGTGGACAGCTCCGACGACAAGCGCACCAAGTACACCCAGCAGGAGCGCGACAAGTTCTGCTCCATGACGCGCAAACAGCTGCTCCTCTACGCCACGCAGAACGACCTGAACTTCAACACGCTCTACGCTATGGTGTGGCGCGAGAAGTCGAAAGGGTTCAGCAACAAGATGCGCACCGAGGATTATGTGGAGGTATGCGAGAGGCGCAACTTCATGGACTTTGGGCGGCTCGCCGACCTGAAAGCGTTCCACCACCCTCGGGACGCCTACAAAGAGGCTAAAAAGGCTGTCCAGAGCGTCCAGAGCATGGATCTTCTGGCCCCTAACTTCCTGGTCCACCCGCCCTCTCGAAAATATTACATCCTAAGCCTAAGCGAGCAACGCTTCCTCCTGACGAATCCCCGCAGGTTCCTGCGTGAGAACGCCCAGCGTATCTCGGAGAACTGGAAGAGCTACGACGACCGCGACAGCTATTTCGTCCTTCTGGATGCCCGCTTTGCGGACTCGCACCATGAGGGCAAGACCTTGAGCGTTCACAGCACCTTCGAGAACGCGGCCCATGCGGCATCGGCCAAGGCTCACTCGGAGAACCCCGTCCCCACCAAGATCATCCGCAGGTATGGCTCGGCGAAAGGCGCCGCCTGTGTCCGGTACGAGGTGGGAGAGTACGTGCCTAAGCGTGGCCTGGACGCCGCACCTTTGAGCCCGTCCCAAACCATCGAGTTCATCCCGGACACCAAGGCGGTGACTCCCGGGACTCAACCGGCTATCTCATCCGCCGCGATAGATCATGCTCTGGACTCCCTCCTCGTGGACGAAGACGCACCCAGCGAGAACCTGGCCGAACTCACTCCCGAGGAGTGGGAGGAAGAGGATCGCATGGCAAAAATAAATTTGTAAAGTTGTTGACAAGCACAGAGGTGCATGGTAAAGTTCTTAAAACGATGAACTACAGGAGGCACCGATGAAAGACCCTAAAGAACCCAAACCCGCACCCCACGTCATGCCCTCCCGCTTCACCGCCGCCTACGATCAGAACCGCGACAGGTTCTACGGGTTGGAGCGTAACCCTTACACCGGGAAGGTCGAGGACTGCAGGGATCGGGATTAACCCAAAGGAGACCCCCAAATGAAAAAGATCCTCGCCTTGATCGCAGCCCTGCTCCTCACAGGCTGCGGCGCCGGAGTCGACTGGTTCCCCGACGCACAGAAGACTGAGACCGAACCCGCCGGCACTTTCGTCCGCAGCGAGAGAAACCAGGGCACGCACGACTGGTTCACCACCACGACCGTGGGTGTCTTCCGCATGTACACCTCGACCAGGATGGCCGACTCCGAGCCGGTCACGCTGGAGACCGTGAGAGACTCCCAGCAGATCCTGAGACGGAGCCTGAACGCGAGTTCAGGGCGGTGGGAGGTGAGGCTGTGAAACGTCTTAAACCAGGCGAGTCTAAGAAGCACAAAGACAGCTGGAACTCATGGCTGCTCACGTTTGAAGTAGGCGAGTGCCGGTATGTGGAGACCACCTACGAGGGTTACCCTGCCGCAATGCGGACCATCAACACACCGAAATCTCGACGTGGCAGCGTGCTTGAAGGGTGGAAGTTTTCGGTCAGTCTGTTTACGGCGGTGAGTGCCAGCGCCGCAAGTGATGTCAGGTATCTGATCTGCATTACGAGGGAGGCTTGAGAATGCGTAGAATCCTGTGTTTTATCGGCTGGCATACTTGGAAGTGGCGGCTCTACGGCCCCGACAAGAAGCCGCGCTTCGACATCCCTGCGGACGCGACATGTGAGCATTGCGGCGCGAGGTACGAAGAGAACTGAAACGATTCAGAGGAGATGCTGAAATGGTCACCGAGAAGAACTTCCAAGCCTTCAAGAAGGCTTACGAGCAGGCGGTTAAGGACGGGGCCAAAGTCTTCACATTCGAGAGGCAGGACGTGTTGACGGACTATGCGAAATATCTGATTGAGTATTTGGAGAAGAACCGGACATAGAGCACGCAGGCTAAGCGATCGGCGGGTCGCGGCAGAAGGAAAAAACCTCGCTGTCGTCCTGCGGCTCCACACGAACCGCGGCCATCCGTAATAGTGCGGCTCTGGCTGCGGGACCATAAACCTAAAAGGAGCGAGGGATGAGGGATGCTGTAGTCACGCTGAAGGTAGTACCTAAAGGCTATAACAGCCAAGTGATAGAACACTTAGAGCGGTTGTTGGCGCAGGCAAGATCTGGAGAGGTTTTTGAACTCACAGCGATAACCAAACTCAAGAGCGGAGAGTACGAGAGCAGTTGGACAGGCTGTGAGAACTTGGTGGAGCTCGCAGGACATCTTGAGCGATTGAAGCTGCAGATGCTTAGAAGGATGGACACCTAAAATTCCACAACTAAAGGAGCCACGAATGGATGAGACAATCAGGCCTGACAGCAGCATGATCGAGGAGTACAGCTACGACGATGAAACCCAGACCCTCACCGTCACCTTCTGCAAAGGCGGCACTTACTCCTACTCGGGAGTCCAGGAGGAGGTCTTCGAGTCGATGAAATCGGCGGACTCCGTGGGCAGGTTCTTCCTGCAGAACATCAAGGGGCAGTATTAGGAGGATAAAGTTCTTGACACCGCCTCAAGACTCCCGTATAAAGAACTGAACAATAAGTTAGAAAGAGGTAAGGACCTTGGAGCTAGACTTTGACACACAGGTTTTGGGTTTCGACGTAGAGACACAGGGGCGGCTCCCAGAGTACGCCCTGCAGCCTTTCCGCTACCTTACAGGCGAAGCCTGGATCTCCGCCGCAGCGTGGACCAGAGGCGAAACCACTACAGGTAAGCTGTTCCCCAAGACTCCAGTCTTACGGCAGTCTTTCGAGATGGCTGTAGCCAAGGACCTTTACGTCTGCGGGTGGAACGTTGCTTTCGACGCCGCCTGGCTGATCGCCGCAGGGCTTGAGGATTTGGTGTTCAGAGTCAGATGGTTGGATGCCATGCTCATGTGGAAGCATTGGGTCGTGGCGCCTGAGCCTGACGACGTGCCGGCGACCAAGCGGAAGTCCTACAAGCTGGAAGCCGCCATGCATGAGTTCTTTCCTGCGGAGGCAGGGTTCAAGGAGTTTACCAACTTCCAGACTCAGGATCCTGAGGAGTTGAAACGGCTGCTCTTCCGATGCCAGGAGGACACCCGCTTCGCGGTGCGGCTGGGCCAGATGTTCTGGGGGATGCTCACCTCGAACCAGCGGCGTGCGGCCCTCATCGAGGCGCAGTGCATTCCGCAGGTAGCGAAGACCTTGGTACTAGGGATCAAGTCATCGCAGGAGCACGCCGAGGCATTGAAGGTGAAGCTGATCAAGGAAGGGGAGGCGGCCAAAGAGGCGCTGCGCGCAGCCAATCCGGGGATCGAGTTCGTGGAGAGCGGCCTCACGCCCAAGCAGTTGAAGACGATGAAAGCCGAGCACCCTGAGACTGATTTCGTAAACCTGGGAAGCCCTAAGCAGCTGGCGACTCTACTGTACCAGACGTGGGGCCTGCCGATACAGGGAGTCTCCAAGAAGACGCAGGAACCCAGCACCGACAAGTACGCCCTCTACGAGCTTGCCTTCATCGACCCGCGAGCGAAGCTCCTGAAGGACGTGCGCGAGGCCAAGGGTAACTGCACCAAGTACGCCGAAGGGACGTTGAAGAGTTTGGCCTACAACGGCGACGGTTTTGTGCGCCCTGGTGCGAGGATCTTCTCTACCTACTCGTCACGCATGACCTACAGCTCCAGCCAGAAACGTAAAGGCGACAAGGAGCAAGGCACCAAGAACGAGGAGTACCCGACAGGGATAGCTCTACATCAGTGGAAGCGAGGTAAGGACTTCCGCAGACTGGTCAGACCTCCGGAAGGCTACTCTCTGGTGGAGCTCGACTTTGCCGGTCAGGAATTCGGCTGGATGGCTGTAGCCTCCGGCGATGAGACCATGCTGAGCCTGCGCGAGCCTGGAGAGGATGCCCACAGCTACATGGGAGCGCAGATCGCCCAGATCGACTACCGCACTCTGATTCAGAGGGTGGCGGAGGACGATGCCGAGGCGAACCTGCAGAGAAAGTTGGGCAAGTTCAGTAACCTGTCCTTCCAGTACAGGATCGGCTCAAAAAGTGCGACGAAGAAAGCCCGGGTCGACTATGAGTTGGACATCGAGGAGGCTGCGGTCAAACAGTTCCTCGCCACCTACAAGGCGACCTTCATAAAAGTGTCAGGCGGCCCTGCAGGTATGGGGGGTTACTGGCAGACTCAGATTTACAAGTGCAAGCAGCTAGGCTATGCTGAGACCTTCGCCGGCCGCAGGGTGCAGCTCACGGGAAACTGGTCCGGGCGGGATGCCTGGCAAATGGAGAGTTCCGCTATCAACTACCCGATTCAAGGTACAGGCGGAGACCAGAAATACTTGGCCCTAGCCGTGGCTCGGAACCTGCTGCCGAAGTTCAACGGCTACTTCTACTTCGAGCTCCATGACGGTCTGTTCTTCATCTTCCCGCACGCTGTGGCTCGCAAAGCCGCTGAAACTTTCAAGTACGTGCTGTCGAACCTGCCGTACAAAAAGGCTTGGGGTGTGGACCTACCTATTACGTTCCCTGTGGACGCCAAAATCAGCACGGAGTCCTGGGGCGATTTGAAGAATCTTTAGGAGGGGCAGAATGGACTCGTACTACAAAATCCTCAAAGATCTGCATCGCGCAAGGTATGCAGCTGCGTTAGAGGGCCGTCCCAGAGCGGAGTTCGCAGTCTACGTAGGCACTGAGGTGCATCGCAAACTGATGGCAGAGTCGCACGCAGTGCAGCTCTATCTTGGAGGCCTGCTGTCACTCGACCCAACTCTCGGTGGAGCGAAGCTGTACATCGTGGACAACCTGGAGGGCTACAAGATCCACGAGGACAGGCAGGTCTTGGAATTGGTACGTCCTTCAGGGCGGTCGGAATTTAGGTTTGAATAAAGGAGGAATGAAATGGTCACGATGTACCGCAAACACGTAAACGGCATCGGCACCTGGTCCATCGACCACAAAGGCGCCGTGATCACCATCTCCCACGCCACCGTGGAGGGAGGCCAGGAGGTAAGCCACCGGGAGACGGTGACCATGAACGCTTCCGGCCGCTCCCTGGAGGAGCAGGTTGCCCTGAGAATCCGGTCCCGCATTTCCCGCCAGCGGGACAGAGGCTACACCGACAGCCGCGAGGAGGCGCTCCAGGGGAAGACGAACCAGCTGGGGCTGCCGCTCCCCATGCTGGCGCAGCCCCTGAAGAAAGTGAAGAAGATCAACTATGAGGACGCCGTCCTCCAGCTGAAACTGGACGGGCACCGCTGCCTCGCCACCAAGCAGGACGGCGAGATCCTGCTCTACAGCCGGCAAGGTAAGGCGATCACACTGCCTCACATCTCCGACTACCTCAAGCCGCGGCTCCCCGAGGGAACCTTCGTCGACGGCGAACTCTATCACCACGGCACGAAACTTCAGACCATCGGGAGCTGGATCAAGAAACAGCAGCCGGAGTCTCAGAAGCTCCGGTACTATGTCTACGACCTGATCTCGCAGGACACCTTTCGGGACCGGTACCAAGAGCTTTCGGACTTACTCCCCGACTGGCAGGACGCCGTTGACACCGACTGCCCTGCGAGGCTCCTGCCGTGCATCCCTTTCGATGCGTGGGATCAGTCCCGCCTCTTCTCCCACGCCCGCTCCCAAGGCTTCGAGGGGCTCATGCTGCGCACCAACGACACCTCCTACGAGGACGGTGTCCGGAGTAACTCGCTGATCAAGATCAAGGAGTTCCAGGACTGCGAGGTCACGGTGGAGGACATCGTCAAGGCGGAGAAGAGCGGGACGGTGATCTGCATCTGCCGCACCGACAGCGGCAAGGAGGTGAGACCGGTGGCACCAGGAAACCAGTGGGAAAAGTCGATGACCTACGAGCATCGAGAGAAATTCAAGGGGCGCAGGCTCACCATCGAGTACAGCATGTTGACCGACGACGGCGTACCTTTCCAGCCGGTGGCGAGGGAGTGGAGGGAGGATATATGATGGAGATAATGTGGGTGGCTGACACCCTCCACTCAACCTATCGCGTCCCATGCAACATATCAGGCGAGCCTGAGTTCGCGTTCAAGTTTAGAGAAGGTGCAGGAGTCAAGTTTAGGTACGAAGTCCGATCGCACGGCGAATTGAAGGCGTGCACATGGGAGGCGAAGCCGTGACCATCGAAGTCATCCCCCCCGAGCGCACCGCGCCGAACACTGCGATCCTCTTGCACACCCTGACCTTCCCCGACGTCCTGGAGGCCAAGAAGCCGGTCTCCGACCGCTGCGGCTACCTGGTCGCAGGCCCGGACAGGCGCGGGGCCAACGCCCTGAACCCGATCACCCTCTGGCGCACCTGGCAGCGCGACGTGCAGACCGCGACCCTGCGCCCCGGCGCCTGGCCTGTCCCGGCCAAGGTGCAGGAGTATTTCCAGAGGACCAAGCACATGCAGGCGCCGCCCAAGGACATGCATCACCCCGAGATATTTGGGGTCAACCCGTCAATAATGGAAGAAGAACTTGTTTTTAATGATCTTGCACCCCAGGAGGATACTTTGGATCTCGACTTAGGACTGAACCTCGACGCGCTTGCTCCGCAAGCTCCTGCGCCCAAGAAGCGTATCGTTGACCCACAACCGCACTTCGCTACCTCGTACACAGGTATGGCGGAGTTTATGCTTTGCGCGCGCAAGTGGGCCGCATCCAAGTATTTCAAAACGGTGAAGTACGTTGAGTCCCCTGCGATGGCGGACGGGAACTGCGGGCACAAAACCGCTGAGAATTACTTACTAAACGCGCAAGGGCAGAATCTGCCGGTAGACCCGGCGTACCTCCCCAAAGTAAAACGTTACTGCGACTTCCTTATCCGCTCCGAGGCAACTATCCACGTCGAGAAGGAGCTTTGCTGCACGAAGGACAAAAAGCCTTGCGGATGGTGGGACAACAAGACCGTCCACATCCGAGGCAGGGGAGACGTACTAGCGATAAAAGACCGCAAACTCAACTACATAGACTGGAAGTTCGGGAAAGTCAAAGACGACCCGTTCCAGGTAGAGGTCATGGTAGCTCTTGCTGATTTGCATCTAGGGGACCAGTTCGACACCGCTGACGGCAAGCTTATCTTTGTCAAAGAGTCAGACCCTGCGAAAGCCTTGGTAGGGCTCCCGAAACCGATCACAAAAGCCGACATCCCAGGGATCTGGGATCGGATTGACTGCATCACGGACCGCATGGAGATCGCGTGTCGGGATGAGGTCTTCCCTTGCACTCCTAATTTTCTGTGCAAGAACTATTGTGATGACCTCACCTGTCACCATAACGGACGAAAGGCGTGAAAGCGGTCCCGTTGACGCACGGCAAAGTTGCACTGGTTGACGCTGCGGACTACGAAAGAGTCTCCCGACATACATGGCACTATGTTGGCGACGAGAGAAACAGTTACGCGCGGACCACCATAGTGGATGCGCAAGGGTCGCACAAGGTGTGGATGCATAGATTTATTTTAGGGGATCAGCCCGATCTGCTGGGTCGACCACCGGGATGGGGATGGGCTGAACAATCGCAGACACAACCTTCGATGGGCAACCCGAAGCCAGAACAAGATGAACGGGCGCCGGAGTCCAAGCAAGTTGAAAGGCGTGCGGCAAAGGCCCAGCGGAGCGTGGGAAGCCCGTATCACAAACGACCACAAGCCTATCTATTTGGGGCAGTTCCCTACAGACCTAGAGGCGGCGTTCGCCTACGATCAGAAGGCGAGAGAACTTTTCGGCGAGTTTGCCTGCCCCAATTTCCACCCTGACTACGAGGGAGCTTACTACGAGAGGAGAAGCATGAATGACTAACTCCAACCAGGACAAATACCTGGCCCTGCACGAGGCGATGATGGCCGAGTTCGACTCTGAACCCGACGAAGCGGAGGTGACCGCCGAGCTCCGCTCCCTGGGGCCGCTCCTTGAGAACGTCTCGCCGGAGCAGAGGAGCCAGTTGGACCGAATCGCGGCGATGCAGCCGGTGAAGAGGAAGAAGCGCAGGAAGTAATCCACAGAAGTTATCAACTTATCCACAGGAGGAGGGGCAGATGGAGAAGCAGTTAAGTAAGCGAGGTCAAGACTGGCAGGAGTTCGCGGCGAAGGTCCTGGACCACATCGAGAACTACACCGTGCCGCAGTACGGAGATAAGGGCGAGGACCAGGCGAGTGACTTCAAGAGCCACGACCACGTGGTGCAGGCTAAGAAATACCTGAACCGCTACGGCAAGAACTCCCGCCCCGGCCAGGAGGTCCTCGACCTTGTGAAGACGGCGCACTACAGTCAGATGGCGGCGATGGAGCTGACGAAGGAGCTGCGGGAGGCGAGGGAACGTATCCCGGTCGAAGACTGGGCGTGCCCTGCAAAGGAGCTCTCCCATGCCTCTTAAAGTCTCCCTGCTGGCAGCCACCCCGGACGCCGTCAAGGTCGTCGCCACCGCGGCGCACCGCTGCGTCTCGCTGGACGACCCGGCCTCTTTCCTCCTGCGGCTTGACCGCGCAAGGGCTGAGAGGATCATCGACAAGGCCCTCGGCATGGGGCACGACTCCATCCTGGAGCACGCCTCGTTCACCTTCAGCATCGACGGTGTCTCCAGATCCCTCAGCCACCAGCTGGTCAGGTTCCGCATAGCATCCTTTGCTCAAGCCTCGCAGCGCTACATCGAGTTCAAGAACGGTTTCAAATACGGCACCCCGCCCAGCATCGCGGCGAACCCGACTCAGCTGGCCCGGTACAAGGCTCTGATGGCTGAGATCTCGGCCTTCTACGAGCTGGCCGTAGAGGCAGGCATCCCTGCGGAAGACGCCCGTTTCGCGATTCCCAACGCCTGCGAGACCGGTCTTCTTATGACGATGAACGCCCGCGAGCTGCACCACATGTTCCACCTGCGCTGCTGCACTCACGCCCAGTGGGAGATCAGGGAGATGGCGAACCAGATCCTGGAGATCGTGCAGACTTGGACTCCGGCGCTTTTCAAGAATGCCGGCCCTTCCTGCGTCTCGACGGGGCGCTGCCCTGAAGGGGCGAGGGGATGTGGGAGGCTCCCATGAGACTCTCAGGAAAGACCTACAGGGCAGTCTTACGAGCCTTGGCCGACGCAAGCGAGGGGAAGTTCGTCGTTTTCGTTTCAGGGTACAGCCACGACGATCGCGCGCTTCGGTTCGCCCACGACCTGACGCACTGCCTCCACGACTGTGCATATTTCAACGCACAGCGGCGGGAGGTGACCTTCCGGAAAGACGACGGGGTGGAAGTTATCGGCACGCTCAACGTTACACACATCGAAGCTTTCGAGCAGGATGTGCGGGGAGGCAGGTACAGAGGCACTGAGCGGACGAAGTTCAAGGTGGTTTTTGACGACTGCGGACCGAGCGAGCGCCTGAGGGACTTCCTGAAGGAGTGCGCCTGTGGCTAAAACTCCCGAAGGCGAGATCAAAAAAATGATTACCCGCCGGCTGGTCGCCCGCGGCCTGCTTCAGGCCAAAGACGCAGCCTTGGCGACGAGCAACCACACCGGCAAGTTCATCATGCCGGTCCCCAATTTCAGGGGCGTGATGGGCATCCCCGACTACTACGGGCATTACAAAGGGCGGTTCTTCGAGATCGAGGCGAAGCGCCCGGGAGAGGAGCCTACCGCACTCCAGGGGCACCAGTTGAACGCGACCAGCATCACAGGTGCCGCCTCTTTCGCCGTGGATTCCGAGGAGTCAATGGACGCAGTTGAAGCATGGATGGATCAAGTTTGAAAGAAATAAGATAATCCTCGTAAAGTTCTTGACAATGATTTCAGGGTACGGTATCTTCGCCGTACCCTGTTTCACATTCAAGCCAAAGGAGGATCTATGCACGCATTTGTCGAGGAAGACGGGCCGTTCAACGTCGTGGTCGTTTACGAGTACCCTGTTCCCGGCGGGATGAATTACCGCTCGGCCGTCGAGAACAAGGAGCCTCTGACTCTGGAGGAGGCGAAGCGGTGGAACCACAGGATCAAGGAGCTGGTGGACCTCGGCAAGGGCATGGGCGCGATCGGGTCCTACACCGAGATGTCCGTCTGCCCCAGGCCCTTCACCCGCGAGATCCTGAGGAAGCTCTGCAGGGTGCAGGTGCTGGACAAGCTTGAGGAGCAGGAGAAGCAGGCATTACCACTCCCCAGCGAGAACTTCTGGGTCGGCCGCGTGGCGCCGATATGAGGGAAGGGGATGATCGAGGCAGTAAAATTAGTAACCATCCTCTGCCCTGTGCGGCTGGGGATATTTGAGGAGGGGAAGATGAAGACTAGGGAATTCCAATCGTACTCTGGCGACACCTACGAAAGCTGGACAGACGAACGAGAAAGAGTCAGATACCGCCGCATTAAAAAGGCAGCAGCGCCGGAATGGGCACCAGCTCCGAGAATTGTGACATCGGCCGAAATAATCGCTGACCTCCGCGCCGAACTCTCCCGCCTCACCCTCTCCGCAGCCGAATCGCAGCGGGAGGAATGGAGGGACGGGGCGGCTGACTTTGCTTGCCACCTCAGCAACAACTGTGAATTGGAGACGATCACTGAAGAGTTTATCCGTCAAGCGCTGGTGGACTTCGCAAAAGCGGCAGAGGCGGTGCGCCATGAGTAAGCCGGGGTTCCTCCTCAAATTCATAGCTGAGTGTGTAGCTTTTGCCGTCACCGGTTCCGCTTGCAGCACTCCCAAGAGGAAGAAAAAGAAGGAGGGGAAGAAGTGACGAACTCCCCAGGCGCAGTTAACAAAGGACCACAATGAACCCTAGAATCATCTCCAACTCCATAGTCTTCAAGCCCTCCGACCTCGCGCAGGCGAAACAGGTGCGAACCTGCATCCCTGCCGCGAGGTTCAAGGAGTCCCCTGTCGGGGTGCTCTGCGCCGTGCCTCTGACTTTGGAGGCGGCGAGGATTTTAAGGAACCTGGGGGTCGAGGCGCCGAGTCCCATTGAGGCCGTTTACAACTGGCCCATAATCCCGGGACGAAAGCCTCGACCGCACCAGATCAAAACCAGCGCCTACCTCACGCTGAACCCGCGGGGACACTGCCACAACAGCCCGAGGACCGGCAAGACCATCTCCACGCTCTGGTCCATCGACTACCTGCAGCAGATAGGAGCGATGGGCAAGGCTCTCGTCGTGGCCCCACTCTCCACACTGGAGCGCGCCTGGGGTGACGAGATCTTCCTGAATTTCCCAGGGAAGAAGTTCGCCGTCTTGCACGGCTCGGCCGAGAAGAGACGCAAGCTCCTCGCCACGGACCAGGACATCTACGTAATCAACCATGACGGGGTCGAGATCCTCCAGAAGGAACTTATGGCTCGGGGCGACATCGACCTGATCGTGATCGACGAGGTGGCGGTTTTCCGCAACGCCAAGACCAAGAGGTGGAAGGCGATGAACGCCGTGGTGAACAACCGCGGAGTCTACACCTGGTGCTGGGGGCTCACCGGCACTCCGACCAGCAACGAGCCGACCGATGCCTATGGTCAGGCCAAGCTGGTACGCCCTGAGAGCGTCAAGGGTCAGAGCTTCACCGCCTTCAAGGACCTCACCATGCAGCAGTTCGGGCCGTTCAAGTGGGTGCCGCGGAAAGGAAGCGAGCAGACCGTGGCGAGGGTCCTCTCGCCGTCCATAAGGTTCGACCGCTCCACAGTCACCGACATGGAGCCCTGCCTGATCGAGCGCCACGCCGAGCTCTCCCCCGAGCAGAAGCACCACATCAACAAGCTCCTCAGGGAGGCGGTCACCGAGATCAACGGGTCGACGGTGTCGGCGGTGAATGCGGCGGTGCTGATAAGTAAGGTCGTGCAGGCTGCCTGCGGGGTGGTTTACGGCGCCAACGGCGAGTTCCTGCGCCTGGACTTCGGCCCCCGCATGAAGGTGCTGGAGGAGGCCATCGAGGAGAACGACACCGGCAAGGTGATCGTGTTCCTCCCCTTCACAGGTGCCCTGAATGCCGTGGCTACCGAGCTGCGTAAGAAGTGGAGCGTCGAGGTGGTGGACGGCGGCGTCTCCGCCGGCAAGCGGAACCAGATCTACTCGGATTTCCAAACAAAGAAGCACCCCCACGTCCTGGTGGCGCACCCTCAGTGCATGGCGCACGGCCTTGAATTGACCGCCGCGGACCTGATCATCTTCGGGGCACCGATCACCTCCAACGAGATTTACACCCAGGCCTGCTGCCGCATCGACGGCGGCGGCCAGAAATCCAAGATCGACATCATGCACATCTCGGCGACCCCCACGGAGCGCAGGATCTACTCGGTGGTGCGGGAGAAGGGGAAACTTCAGGACGTGGTTCTGGAACTTTTGAAAGAAGGCAAATTAAGTTCTTGACACCACTTCCAGACCCTGCTATAAAGTTGTTAACAATTGAATTACGAACTTCAAAGGAGGAACAGATGTCAGCCCCCACCAACCAGCAGATCATCGACCAGTATCTTCTCGACCGCGAGAAGATCAAGCGCATCAAGGCGAAGGCCGCCGAGGCGATCGCATCCCTTGAGGCTTTCCAGTCCAATCGCGAGGCGTACCTTCTGAAGCAGGAAGACCCGACCCTCGTCGAGTTCCTCACCGACCTCTACATCAACGGGCGGGACGGCAAGGCGGCGGCCGAGGCCAAGAAGAAAGACATCGGCCTGAAGCAGAACGAGATCGAGGCCTGGCTCCTGAAGATGCTGGACAAGCTGAAGTCCAAAGGGATCAAGACCGAGTTCGGCACCGTCTACCCGACGAGAAAAGAGGGCGTGTCCGTGGAGGACTGGGACGCCTTCCTTGAGGCGGAGATCCTGCGGCCTGCGGCCGAGGAAATCATTGAAGCTATCGGGAAACTTAACCACCCCGGAGAGGACATTTTTGATGTAGAGGATGTGGTAGCCATCCTCCGCTCCGCCGCCCACCTCGAATTCATCAACAAGGGGGTGAACAAGACGGCTGTGCTGGAGCGTATGGGCGAGAAAGATGAGAAGAACGACTCCCGCCCGAAGCCGCCGCCGGCAGGGGTGAAGTACAGTGCTATTCGCACTGTAGGGGTCCGTAAATCTTAAACCTGATTTGAGGCAGCTTGGCATAGCCTGCGCTGTGCGTGAACCGGAAAACGCAACGTGCGGTCAGTGGTTCGAGTTCCACTACTGCCTTTCCACAAAATTCCCAAAAAAGGAGGGGACAATGGATCGCCCAATGTATAAGGCAGCACTTCAAAACGGCACACTTGAGGTAACTGAAGTGACTCCAGAGATTTGGCGGCGGATAGGTACGCAAGGCTTAGGCCACAGCAAGATGGGAGCAGTGGAGATCCTTAAACGGCGAGTCATGAATCAGTTCGCCAAAGACATGCAGGCAATCGACTGGCAATCACTTCAGTACGTGAAGGACTACCACGACGAGAGTAACCCGCTCACCGAGGAGCTTCACAGGGAAGCGAGGAAGTCATGAAAGTCATCATCGAAGGGTACAAAATAGTGGATGAAAACTCACTCTCACCTTGGAGGCACACTCAGGAAGAACTGATCATTACAGAGGAGAGATTCGCCCACGCCGACATGGTGACCTTGGAACTGCACGCAGAACGCATAACCGTCTCCCGGCGAGAACTTTTGAATGCGGTGGAGATGCTCAAGCCGTAGATCCTTAAAATCAAACCCCAACCCTCCCTCGAACGGGGAGGCATCAAACCAAGCGAGGTAACAAATGAGCAACGAAGTCATGATCCCCGGAATGTCCGCACTCCCCGCCTACCTCCAGGCCGCTCTGGCAGCCAACCCGGCGCTGCTTCAGGCCAACATGGACGCCGCCAACGGCATCGGCGGTGGGGCGGTTCCGACCATCACCGCGAACCAGGGCATGTTCAAGACCAAGGTGGACGGGGTTGAGGACATCATCCAGATGGATGTCCCCGGCATGGGCAAGATCAACGCCCCGAAAATCGCCGCCGTCATCCTGGCAGGCAAGCCTGCGCTGGATCGCGCTTTCTTCCTCACCGCCTACACCGCAGGCCCCGAGCCCGCCTCCCCCGACTGCTCCAGCGAGGACGGCATCAAGCCCAAGGCGGACTCCCCCAACAAGCAGTGCGAGAGCTGCGCGGGTTGCCCGCAGAACATGTGGGGCAGCGCCAAGCTGCAGGACGGCACCCCCGGCAAGGGGAAGGCGTGCGGCGAAAAGAAGCGCCTCGCCATCTACGCCAACCAGGGCGTCTACCGTTTCAGCGTACCGCCCGCATCCCTTGGCGACTTCGCGGCCTACGCCCGCCAGCTGGCCGGTCACGGCCTGGCACTCTCCACGGTGATCACCACCATCTCCTTCGACCCTGCGACCCCGACCAAGCTGGTCTTCGCTTTCCAGGGCGTACTCCCCGAGGCGGCTCTGAACAAGCTCCTCCCGCTGGTGAACGGCGAAGAGGTCAGGGCGATCATGCAGAACTTCACCCCGGCGGTGCAGCAGCTCGCCGCCCCGGCTGCGACCCCCCAGCAGTCCGGACCCTCGGAGGCCGACAAGGCCGCAGCTGCGGCGAAAGTCGAGGCGGATAAGAAGGCAGCCGCAGACAAGGCCGCAGCTGACAAGAAGGCGAAGGCGGACAAGGCCGCTGCTGATAAGAAGGCGAAAGAGGAAGCTGCCACAGCCGCTGCGAAGCCCGCAGACGTCGGGCTGGGTCTGAATCTCGACCTCGGCATGGGCGGGGTCGCCGAGACGGCTGCCGACGACCCGAACCTCTCCGACGAGGCGCTCTCCGCCCTGTTCGCCCTGTAACATTTCACCGGCCCTCCCCTTCGGGGGAGGGTTCAGGAGGATCAAGTGAAAATAGCTGTACTTCATCATGCAGATGCCGACGGCTTCGGGGCAGCATTCGCTGCCCACCACGCCCTCTCCGAGTCCCACGAGATGCTCTTCGAAGCCGTGCAGTACGGCGAGGAGCCTCCCTACCAGGACCTGAACGCCTTCGACCCCGACCAGATCTACATCCTGGACTTCAGCTACAAGGCGCCGGTCCTGCGCGAACTTATGTACCAGTTCCCCGCCACCGTGGTGATCGACCACCACAAGAGCGCGGCGGAGGATCTGGTGGAATTCCCCGAAATCCAGGTCGCCGACTTCCACGAAGTGGAGGGCGGTCAAACGCCCATCTTCTCCGGAGTCAGGGTCTTCCAGGAGAACTCCGGCTGCGTCCTGGCCTGGCTCTTCTTCAACCCGAACGAGCCGATCCCCGAGATCCTGCATTACGTTCAGGACAGGGACCTCTGGAAGTTCGAACTGGAACACTCCAAGGAGATCAACGCCTTCATCGCCACGATGCCGTGGACGTTCGAGGCGTGGCAGGATTTCTACATGCCACTGGCCTACGACGCAGGGAAGGCGATCATCGCGTTCCGCGACAAGCAGATCGAGAAGCGGGTAGAGGCGGCTGAGTTGATCTCCTTCGACGAATCCGAAGTCTTCGTGGGCGGCGACATTTTTGGGCGGAAAGATGCACTGGGGGTACTCACCCGCATTCCCGTCGTCAACGCCTCCGAGAACATCTCGGAACTGGGCGAGGCGCTCTGCCACGCCTATCCCGACGCCCCCTTCTCCATGTCCTACTGCGACTGCCCGGGCGGGCTGAGAAGCTACTCGCTCAGGTCCCGCAACGGCTTCGATGTTTCGGAGGTCGCCAAGGCATTCGGGGGCGGAGGCCACAAGGCCAGCAGCGGGTTTACACTGAAAGCCCCGAGGGTCATCTGATGCCTAAAGGTGAGTATCTAGCAGAAATAAACAGGCTGAGGGGTGAAGAGTTGCGCACTGCGCAGCTAATTAACTACAAGGTACTCGCCAATGGTTGCTGGGAGTGGCAAGGTGGCTCAGGTCAAGACGGGTATGGTAAGTTAAAACGCCACAAGAAAACACTCCGAGCTCATCGAGTGTTTTATGAGCACCACAAGGGCGAGGTACCTGAAGGTATGTGGGTGCTGCATGAGTGCGACAACCCGCTATGCGTCAACCCAGCGCACCTATGGCTTGGAACGCAACTAGATAACGAACAGGACAAGGATAAGAAGAAGCGAAGACCGCCACCGGCACTGACAAAGTACATAGATCACTGCGGGCAGACTTTGACTGTTCGAGAGTGGGCTAAGTTTGCCGGAGTCAAGTACGAAGTGCTCCGGGATAGAGTCAGGCGCGGGTGGACGATGGAGAGGGCTCTGGCGCATCCGGCTGATAGGTCTGCGTCACAGCGCGCCAGCCAGATTGAACGGATCGCCGCAGGTACATTAGCAAAGAACCACAAAGGCCGATATCAAAGTTAAAGGAGAACCCAATGTCCATACACGCAAGAACGCCACCCCAAGACGAAGAAAAATTCACCGGCCTGAAGGCGCTCCTTGAGCGCGCAGGCCTCTCCGTGGACGAGGTGGTGGGCCTCTTCGAGGTCTCCCGCGTCTCCATCTACGCCTGGATGAAAGACCACGGCCCGCAGCAGCCCCTGATCAGGTCCCGCGCCCTGCGCGTCATAGCCCTCCTTGAGAAAGTCGTCGCCTCCGGCGATCTCCCTCTGGTGGAGGTGGAGAAAAAGGACCGTCCGCAGGTCTTGAAGGCGGTCTTCAAGAAGCACCTGATGCAGCCCCCGAAACCCGCCCCGAGGGCGGAAGACTAGGAAAGGAGGATTCAAAATGTGGATCATTTAACGGTAGTAGCAATCGCAGCAGTCTGCCACGAGGCAAACCGCGCCCTTTGCGCTGGTCTCGGCGACTACAGCCAGCCTACATGGCCTGAGGCTCCGGAGTGGCAGGCGCAGAGCGCCGTCACAGGTGTAAAGTTCAACCTTGCCAACCCTGACGCTCCGGCCAGTGCTTCGCATGATTCGTGGCTCGCCGAGAAGGCGCGCGATGGCTGGAAATACGGCGAAGTGAAAGACCCTGAGAAGAAGGAGCACCCCTGCTTCGTCCCCTACGAGGCGCTGCCTAAAGCCCAACAGGCCAAGGACCACCTGTTCAAGGCAGTCGTGGCGGCGCTGGCCCCGCTCGTCGCGGAGGATTAAAAGAAGTTGACACGGCTGCACCGCAGGGGGTAGCATAATGCCCCCTGCCTTTTAATGTTTGTCTTTTCCGGAGGATTACCCCACATGGATTTTCTATCAAGGCTCCTCCCGACCGCGGGGCTTTATTGCACGGCCCGCCTCTTTCCCGGGGGCGGTTTCATCCACACCTTCCACTCATCCATCGCCGAAGCCGAGACGCACCTGAAGACCATGGACTCCCAGGGGCACACCATGTACCTGGCGCAGGCATCCTACTCCATGGAAGCCTACCAGAACTGGAGCGCCAACAAGGGGCTGGACCGCGGCGCCAAGCGCGCCGGCGAGCGCACCCAGCAAAACGCAGCATACCTCAGGAACTTCTTCATAGACATCGACTGCGGCGAGGAGAAGTTCGCCAAGGACCCGCACAAGGCGTACCCGAACCAGGTAGAGGCGACCAAGGACCTGCGCCGCTTCGTGTCCGAGACAGGTTTCCCCTTCCCTGCTCTGGTCTCCTCAGGCCACGGCCTCTACGCCCACTGGACCATCTCGGAAGACATCCCCGCCCTGCAGTGGAAGGCTCTGGCCGACATCTTCAAGCAGGTGCTGGTCAAGCACAAGTTCCGGCAGGACCCCTCCAGAACCTCCGACTCCGCTTCGGTGCTGCGCCCTGTAGGGACGCACAACCGGAAGACCAGCGAGGTGAAGGACGTGAAGGTCCTGGTCGAGGGGACGGACATCTCGCTCGCCACCTGGATAAAGATTCTGGAGGCAGCAGCTGCCGGTGCCAAGGTGATGGCCCCCGCCCTCGCCATCCCGTCGCAGTTTCGAGGCATCAACGACGAGTTCACGGCAGGGCTCGAAGGGCCTCCCGCCTCGGCCCTGAAGGTCGCCGCCAAGTGCGCCCAGATCGGCTGGATCAAGAGCACCAAGGGGGACGTCTCGGAGCCGTTGTGGTACGCGGCCATCGGCCTCCTGCGCTACTGCGTCGAGGGTCCGGAGCTGATCCACGAGTGGAGTACCGGCCACCCCGACTACTCGGTGGAGGTGACCGACAACAAGATCCAGCACCACATCGACTCCGGCGTCGGCCCCACGACCTGCGCCAAGTTCGCCTCGGAGAACCGGCAGCTCTGCGTGGGCTGCCCCTCCGCCAACAAGGTCAAGAGTCCCATCGTCTTGGGCCGCCCCGAGATGGAGAACTCCGCCGTCGTCACTGAAGAGGAGGACTCGTTCCAGCCCTACGGCTACCGGCGCGCTCCGGACGGGGTCTACTTCGACGCCGACGACGCAGCACCCCTCAGGATTTACCCCTACGACATCTACCCTACGCGCATCGCCATGGACCAGAGCTTAGGCTACGAGACCGTGACCATCCGGCACCAGTTGCCGGTCTCCGGCGACTATCGAGAGTTCACCCTGCGCAGTGCGCTTCTGCACGACCAAAAGACTATGCTCATGCACCTGGCCGACAACCACGTCCAGGTGAGCGGAAAGGAGGAACGAATCCGGATGAACAGCTATCTGGACCAATACATGGCGAGACTCAGGAGCATGAAGAACATGTCGACTCTGCACTCCCAGATGGGGTGGCGGGCCGACGGCCTGGATCAGGCCTTCGTTTTGGGCGAGAACACCTACAAAATTGACGGAACCACGGAGGTAACTGGATTTGCCAAGAACATACCTGAAGTCGCCAAAGCATTCCACCCCCAAGGGGACCTCGCAGAGTGGTCGGAAGCGACTGCGGCCCTGGGTCTCGCCGGCATGGAGCCGTTCGCGTTCGCGTTTCTCGCCGGCGCTTTCGGCGCACCGCTCATGCGGTTTACTGGCTATGCGGGTGCGGTCGTTGCACTTGTCGGCCATACAGGCATCGGCAAGACTCTGGCGGGCGAGTGGATCTTGTCCACCTACGGCGACCCCCGCCAGCTCTCACTCCTCAAAAACGACACCGTCAACGCCCTGGTCTCCCGCCTGGGCCTCTATGGCTCTCTCCCTCTTTACCTCGATGAGGTGAGTAACATCGAGGGGCAGGAGCTCTCGGACCTTCTGTACCGCATCACCCAGGGAAGGGACAAGGCGCGCCTGGGGCGCGACTCCCGGGAGAAGGCGGTCCTTAACTCGTGGAACACCGTCGCAGTGGCGAGCTCCAACCACTCGCTGGTGGACAAGCTCTCCACGCTGAAGGCCGACTCCTCGGCCGAGATCAACAGGATCATGGAGGTCTGCTGCCGCCCGGTGTTGACCTTCGGCCGGAACGAGGCCACCGCCGTCTACCGCACCTTTCACCAGAACTACGGCACCGCGGGGCCGCTCTATGCGGCGTACCTTGCCGAGCACCAGGCCGAGCACCGGGACAAGCTGGACGCCATCACCAAGAAGATCGACGCCATGAGTAACGCCAGCGCCGACGAGAGGTTCTGGTCCGCCATGAGCGGGGTCGCCATCTACGGCGGCATGATCGCCAAGAGCCTGGGGTTGATCAAGTTCGAGGTGACACCTATCTTGGTGTGGCTGGTGGATCGCATCAAGGAGATGCAGGGCGAGAAGGCAGAGCTGGTATCCTCGCAGGTGGACGTCCTGGGCCAGTTCCTGGACGAGGCCGCAGCAGGCATCATGGTCACCTCCGGCGACGACACCAAGCTCTGCTCGGTGCTGCGCGAGCCCAGAGGTCCTCTGGTGGGCCGCATCATGGTGGAGAAGAACATACTCCTGATCTCCCGCCAGGCACTGAAGAAATACCTGGACAAGCACTACGGGAGCTACACCGACCTGAAGAACGAGTTGCAGGATTTAGGCGCCCTGAAGAGCTCCGACACCCGCAGGGTCTTGGGTTCCGGCACTTACATCGCCGGGTCGCAGCAGCCGGTCTGGGTGGTCGATCTGAACTGCCCTGCTCTCGGGCGCAAGGTCCTGACGCTGGTGTCGGACATCAACGAGGGGAGAAGGAGAGCAGAATAAGGTTGACAGCGTGTCAACCTTTGAGCTAGGATGCCGTATGTCATTTAAACGCGATCCAAAATTTGATGAGGCTGCACGGATGTACGATGCCGGTATGTCCGTGCAGAACGTAGCTGATTTCTACGGTGTTACCAGACAGTCTATGTGGAAGAGCCTCAAGCGCAGGACGACGCTCCGCCCCCAACTACGGTTTGGCGCTGATAATCACTTCACCCGAGAAGGCGTGACCCCTAAAGATAGAGCGCACAACCTCTGCGAGCAAGCGATGAAGAGGCGGGTAATCGTTGCCCAGCCCTGCGAGGTTTGCGGGTTCGCAGGTAAGGCTAAAGACGGGCGTAATCTTGTTCAGGCTCACCACGACGACTACAACAAACCCCTTGAAGTGCGCTGGCTCTGCCAGAAGCACCACCATGAGTGGCACAAGCACAATTTACCAATTCCATTTAGTGAGGGAGATTGAATGTGGATATTACCAAACCGACTCTTGTCTCAATATGCACAGGCTACGGGGGGCTGGAACTCGGCATCGAAAGAGCAATTGGCCGAAAGTGCCTCACACTCGCTGCATCAGAGATCGAAGCATGGGCCATCGAAAACCTGGTTGCGAAAATGGAAGCAGGGCTTCTGCCCCCGGCTCCAATCTGGAGCGATCTGCGAACCTTTCCGGCAAGACCATTTCACGGCTTGGTGGACATCCTGTGCGGCGGCTATCCTTGTCAGGATTTTTCGGCAGCAGGTAAGCGCGCCGGATTCGACGGGGAGAAGGGTAAGATCTGGGGGTATGTGCGTACTCTCGTTCGAGACATGCAACCGCGATTCTGCTTTTTCGAAAATGTCTCCGGGCACATCTCGCTTGGACTCTCCACAGTCCTCAGCGACCTGGAAGAAGATGGTTACCGCACAGAGTGGGGAGTATTCTCAGCGGCTGAAGTCGGCGCGCCTCACCAGCGCAAACGGGTGTTCATCCTTGCGGCAAGAGCCGGGGTCGTACCCGACTCCGGCTGCCAGGGACTACAAGAACACTTCAGAGAACCCGGAACACAACGAGGCGAGGTGGGAACACTCCAGGGGCAAGACGCTGCCGGAGTTTGTGAAACATGGCCCTCACGCCCTGGAGAGCCGCAGCACTGGTGGGAGCCTCCAAGAACAGTGGCCCACAGCCACAAGCAACATGATGACGGGAGCGGGGACTGCGGGGCGGGAAGGCGGGATGAATTTGCAGACGAAAGTCTCGGGGAAGCTCAACCCCCGTTGGGTCGAGACTCTCATGGGACTTCCCGTAGGCTGGACCATGCCGAGCTGTTCAGCACCTGTGACAATCGAGTCGATGAACTGCGCCTGCTTGGAAACGGCGTCGTGCCTGCCACCGCTGAGAAGGCTTGGCGAGTTCTCTACGGGAGACTCGTGGGGAACTCGCCGAGTCACCACTAACGGCGGCAACGGGAACCCTGAGAGGTTCGACGACAAGAAGAGTCGGTTGGAGGATCAGGTTTACTGGCCCACCATCCGCGCCTCGGATGCCGACCCTGGCATCACCGTAGGGCGGCTTGAAGGCGAACTTGGAGGCCGTCTCTACGACAAAGAGACTGGCAGGAACTGCCAGTACGGTCTGACTCAGCAGGTCCAGCTGGCAGGAGGCCTCGCATGATCCACTACGTCCTAGGCTTCGCCTTCACTGAAGACCGGCAGAAGGTGGTCCTGATCAGGAAGAACAGAGGGCCGGTCGAACTGCACGACCTCCTGAACGGCGTCGGAGGCAAGATCGAGCCGCATGAAACGACTTACGACGCCATGAGCCGAGAGTTCGCCGAGGAGACGGGAGTTCAGGCGCTGGATTGGCGCTACCGCGGCTGCTTCTCAGGCCCGGGCTACAGCGTCAAGGTCTTCTCCGCCTTCAGCGACGAGATCCTGAAGGCCAGAACCGTGGAGGACGAGGAGGTGGAGATCGTCGATCTGCCTCAAGGGGTGCCGCAGCCCTGCCCCAACGTCCCGCTCCTGGTGGGACTCTGCCTTAACCCGAGGGTTAAGCGATTCAGTTTTGAGGAGGAGTAGGTTCGGCCTACTCCCCCCTCACCTTCTCCTGAATCAGTTTCTCCCGCTCCGTGAGTATGCCGGAGCGGGCTCTGATCCCCCGCTTCACCGCCTCCAGCAACTCCGACTGCGCGATCTTCATCTCGGGCTGCTTCTCCCCCCAGGCGTTGATCGCCTCCAGAGCCTCCTCCCTCGCCTCGAAATCCCCCTCCATGGTTGCCTCGGTCATCCGGCGCACCAGAAGTGAGCGTCTCTGCCTGAGCTCCACGGTGAGCCCTGACATGGCGCGCCGCTCGTCCTGCGCCAGCGACACCTCAGTCGGGTTGATCCCCAGAAGCTGCAGGGCGATGCTGACCGGCGAGACGTCCTCCGGCTGGATCAGGGTGTTTCCTCCCGCACCCACGGCGCCCCGCTCCGTGAGGTTGTACGCCTTGGCGAAATCCTTGACGACCTTGGGGGAGGAGGCGGTGACCGCCAGCCCCAGATCCCCGTCGCTCAGAGCATCTATGGCGCGCATGGAGTCGGAGGCGATGCCGAAAGCAGGACCCAGAACCCTCCCCGCATACCACTGAGCCTTCTGCGTGCCGGAGAGTCCCGGGGGCGGCTCTCCCGAGATCACGTTCGCCATGCCGCCCAGACCCACCCTCTTGGAGATGTCCGCGCCCAGCATGGCCGGGAGGCCCTTCAGGAAGGCGTTGCCGGCGGTGTCGCCGACCGCTTCCCGCACCATGTTCTCGAACTCCCGCTTGGGCTCCCATGGGTCGTCGGGGTCGCCGAAGGCTGCGGCAAGCCCCGCCCAGATCGCGCTGGTCACGGTGTTGGAGGCGAGGAGCGCCACGGGAGTCCCTGCGGCGCCTGCAAGCCCCATGCTCATGCCGGTCATGTAGGCCAGCTCCTTGCGGGCCTCACCCCACCCCTTCTCGCCGTAGGCATCCTTGGCGAGCTGCACCATCTTGCCCAGCATGTGCAGCCTGAAGAACTGGAACTGCCCCAGGATGCGCCCCGTGTTGCCCCGCAGAAGCCCCGGCCGGTTCTGGCTGGAGAAGTCGGCCAGGGTGTCGTCGATGATGTTGGAGGCATAGTCGTTCGCCTCCATGAAGTCCTTGCCGTGGGAGAGCGCCAGCTGGAAGGAGGAGACCGCCGCCGCGCGCCGGGAACCTGTCTCCGACTTCTGCATGAAGAAGGCTCCCTTGTTCACTACGTCGTCCAGCATCTTCTGCCCGTCCGAGGCCCCGGTGATCAGGTCCTGCAAGGCGTGCGAGGAGGAGAGGTCCAGCATCCCCTGGAGTCCCAGGGTCTTCAGGATCAGGAGGCGCTTACCCTTGTCGTCGAAGCCGTTGTAGAGCGCCTGCATCGCCTTGCGAAGCCCTGCCTTCTCGGCGGGGAGGGCCTTGCGCTCCTGCTGGATCAGGTCGTAGAGCCGCTCGCCTGCATTCTCGTGCGCCACGTTGAACGCCTCGATCTTCTCGTCGGAGAATTCGCCGGCCAGATACCTCTTGGCCTCTTTCACATAGGCGCCGAACGCCTTGGTGACCCCGTAGCGCGCCGCCATCTTGGGGATGGTGGTCATGAAGGGCTGCGACCACTGCACCGCCCAGACCGAGGGGCTGGAGAGGTACCAGAGGAAGGTCGCCTTCCCCACAGCCTTGGTGAACTCGTTGACCTTCTCGGCGTTATGCTGCATCTCCAGACGGTACAGGTTGTCCTTCAGGCTGGACATCCTCTCCACGGCATGGGGTGACCAGTCGGCCGAGGGGTCCTGGTAGGCCTTGATGCTGTTGTTCATGTCGCGGAAGCTCTGGTCGATCGCGGTGCCGTACTTCAGATTCGCAATCGCCCTAGCTGACTTGGCGACGTAGGTGGCGTAGGAGCGCAGCGCGTCGGTGGAGTAGCCCTCGACCCCCTCACGCTTCAGGGAGTGACCGGCCACCGAGTAGCGGGGCATGGTCTGAAGCCTGGCCGCCTTGAAGTCGTCCATGAGCGCGTCCAGTGCCTCTCCGGAGAGACCCCTCGCCTCGGCCGCCATCTTCATCTTCTCCAAGAAGGCCAGCGGGATGTTGGTGACGTTACGGTCCCCCTCGGTCTGAAGATCGTAGACCGGGAACACTCCGGCCTCGCCGCGGATGCGAGCCACGGCATCCATCGCCTGCTGCTTGGTCTCGAAGAACTCGGTCTTGACCCGCTTCTCGGAGTCGGCCTCAAGGGTGCGCACCACATGGTCGCCGAAGCGCATGAGGGGCGCGTAGTCCCCCTTCAGTTGCCCGCGGTCGGAGTTGATCATGGCGATCTGCTCCGCGAGGCTCATGGCGTCGGCGCCGTGCTTCTCGTACATCTTGCCGATGCCGTCGGCGTCCAGTTTCCATAACTGCTCGGAAAGCTGCTCCGCCAGGTCGAAAGCCTCGTCGCCGAAGGAGGCGCGCAGGGGTTCCAGCTGCGCCGCGCGGAACTGCTCGGAGAGGACTTTCATGTGGTCGATGATCTTCTGCTGCACCCGGCGCTGTTCAGGGTTGAGCTTCTTCCAGAGGGCTGCGATCTCGGCCCGGGCCTCGCCCAAGGTCTTGCCGGTCTGCTCCAGCTTCCCTGACTCTTTCCACGACGCCTCGGTCCAGCCAGCGTTCCTGCCGTCGGCGTGCTGCTCGTAGAGGGTCGCCTTCAGGGTCAGGTCGTCGAACGCCTTATGCTCAGCGTCGGTCTTGAAGGCCTTCTCGAACTCCAGCCGGATGGTCTGCGCTCTTGTGGGGGGCTCGTCACCCGCCGCAGCCTTGGCCCGTTTCTGCCTGAGATAAGTCTCCAGGTGCGCCTTGATGGGGGCGTAGAGCGGCATGGACTGAGCCATGCGGATGGTCCGGTCCACTGGCATGACAGCGCGCCAGATGTTCCCCGAGAGGTCGGAGAGGACCCTCTTGGCGACCTGCCCGTCCAACTTTTTGGTGAAGGCGGTGAGCGCCTTGGGGTCAGAGAGAGTGCGAGCGAAGCGAGTCTCAGGGTTCGCCTTCTCATAGTCAGAAATCAGTTTCGCTGTCACGGTGCGGATCTTGTTGAAGTCTTTGTAGATGACCGCTGTAGCCTGCGCCGGGAACCTGCCGCCGTTCTTCTCGAAGACACGGCTGATCAGGTCGGAGACGTAGGCCAGCACTTTCTGAAACAGCGTCGGGTTCTCCTTGCTCATCTCGACCCAAAAGTCCTTCTCAGCGAGCAGAGCACCTACAGTGTCGGCCACGACTTCTTTTCCCGCCCGAGGTTTCGGAAAAGCCTTCAGATACTTCTTAGCCCCTTCCGCAGTGATCTGAGACCGGACGAACGCCTCGAAGGGGGCGTACAGTTCAGGTGCGCTCAGCTCAATGGTGTGCAGCAGTTCGTGTCCGAACACAGCCAGATGCGGCTCACTGGCGTTGGCGTTGATGTAGATGGTCGAAGGGTCGGTGTTTCGTATGAATCCGTCAGGAACTTCCAGCCCGTTCAAACTCTCAAACACCACAACCTTCTTCCTGAAGGCTGCGCCAATTCCGCTGAGATGTCTTCCCACTTCCGTCTCTCGGCTAATTCGGACACCTCCTGGTATGACAGGTTTTCCAAGTGCTTCGGCAACGGCAGCCCTAACTCGTTCGAGTTCTCCGCCTGCGCCACCATCATCTTCAGTGACAGAAGTCCCGGGTGCATTTTCTTCTCCTTTCCTCTGCATCACCTCTCCGGCGCGGGCCACCAGCGAGCGGAGTTCGGTGTCCGTGTACTTCAGGTCGAACCCGAGTTTCCTCAGCGCCGCCTTGAAAATCTCCACGAAGCGGTCCCACAGGGGATGCTTGGCATCGGTCTTCGCCAGCTCGACGATGTACTCCTCGGTCGCCTCCAGCTTCCCTTCCTTGTCCTTGGTGTCGATCCCCTTGGACTTGGCGAACTCCCTGACCCCCGAACCCAGATCGCCCCACGCCTTGGCGAGCAGTTTCTCCAGACCGTCGCGGCCAAGAAGCGAGCGCAGGCCGGCGTGCTGCAGTTCGTGGCGCAGGAGGACATCCTCCGCCTCTTTCAGCGAGGTGATGTGCTCGGCGTTCAGGTAGATGGTGCCGTTGTGGAAGACGCCGTTGAAGGCCGGAGCGTCCGGGCGAAGTCCCGGGATCTCGGAACCGGTGGCGACCACCTTGACGGGGATCTTCAGCTTGGCGACGATGGGGGCGAGATGCGCGCGCAGCGCCTCCGCCTCGACGGGTGCCTGCAGGTCGGCATACGTCGCCCTCCCTGCGAGGATCTGGTTGTACTGGTCCAGCTGCACCTCAAGGCGCGAGGTCAGGTCGTCCGCCGTGATGCCTTGCTGCGAGGCCGCAGCGGCGATCCCTTTGGCATCAGCCAGTCGGCGCACCGTCTCCTGCTTGGCCTCCTGGATGTCCGCCTTCGAGGGGGTGCGGGAGAATGCTGTCGCGTCCTGCTTCAGCTTCTCAGAGATATAAAAGGCGAGAGCGTTCCGGCGTATCGCGTTCAAATGCTTTTCAAGCTGCGACTGTTTCGCGTCCTCTGAACGGTTCACCCACGCTGGGTTGTTCTTCCAAGTATGCTCGCGCAGTCGGGTGGTCTCTTTGTCGAGAGACTCCTGGACTCCGATGGATTCCCATGCGGCGTGGGAGACTTTGCTCAGTTCTGCGTCGGTAATCGACTCGGACATCTTTAGCTTGCTCTGAACTCCTTGCGCGATGAGGCTTCGGATTGACCCCACCACCGACTTCGGAATCCCCGCATCTGCGAAGGATGCGACTCGGGCGAATCTCGCCCCTTCAGGACTCAAAAGCCCCGCCTGCCTCAAAGCGCCAACCATGCGCTGCGCCGCCTCAGGGCTCTCAGCCGTTCCGGCATCTACCTCGAACTCACCCTTGGCGTTCTTCTCCGCCTGCGCCACCTTGGCGCGTTTCCCCCGCGGGTCGGTCATGACCAGGATGACCTTGTCGTCCTTACGCATCAGGGTCTCCGTGGGGGAGAGCTCCATCTGCTGGCCGCTTAGGAGGGTCTTAGGCTCCTGTGGAGCCAGGGCCGCTGCCTGCTCTACAGCGGCCTCCGCCTTCTTCTCAATCCTCCACTCCCGCCGCTTGGCCGAGCCGCCTGCGGTCCGGTCCAGACGCTCCCCCTTGACCAGCGTGAAGCCCAGATCGTCCAGATGCGCCGCGACCTCCGCATCAGGGAGGAGCCCCTCTTTCAGTACGGTCCTGCCTGCCTTGGCCCAGGTCTGCGCGCGCAGGAGCGAAGGGTCGGCCACAGGCTCTGCCGGGATGGCGCGACCCTTCGTGCTCCCTTCCTGCACTACGACAGGCTCCTCCGGAGTAAAGAGATCCTGCTGAACCGGCTTCAACGCCTCCACGACCTTTGCCTCTTCCTTGGCCTGCAGGATCTCCAGAGGGTTCTCCTCCACGGAGAGCGACTCGGCTACCGCCTCAAGGAGTGCGGCCCTCGTCTCCTCCGGCTTCGCCTCTCCTGCCAGCTCCTCGACGACCTTCTGCGTCTCGGCATCAAGCGGATGGTCCCCCGCATCAAGCCGGTCCAGAGCCTCGGCCTGGAAAGCTACTGAGTCTTCCGGGTTCAGCCGGGCGGCCAGAGCCTCGACTGCCGGTTTCTGCTCCTCAGGGAAGAGGTCCTGCAACTCGTCCAGCTCCTCCTTGATCTTCGTGGCTTCGCCGCCCACCCCCGCCGCCTTGGCGGCCAGGTTGAAAGCAGCCGAAGTCCCGCCGCCCATGACCCCGCCGGCCAGAGCGCCTGAGGCCGCCGCTGCACCCACCCCTTGAGTCAAGGGTTTCCCTGTCGCAAGGTTCTGTGCCGCCTGCTCCTGCGCGGACTGCGGCATCTCTTCAAGGAGACCCTCGGAGGCTACACCGCCTGCCAGAGCCTTGACCGTTCCAGTCTTGGCCGCCTGCGCCCCTCCGGCCAGAGCCGTGTCCACGTCGGCGATACCGAAACGGCGGGCGAGTCTGCCTCCCGCCACACCGAGAGCTCCTGTGGCTGCCCCGCTCCCTGCCGCAATCGCCGCCTGCTTGCCGGTGATGAGGCCCGTGGGACTCTCCTGCCTGATCTGCTCCGCCGTGGAGCCTGCGCTCATGACCCCCTCGCCCGCGGCCGCAGCAGCGACCACCGGCACTCCTGCTTTCATAAGCCCTCGGGCTACACCCGCGCCGCCCAGCATGGAGGGCGCCGACTCGATGACCGTGTGAGCGATCGTGGACGGGTTCCTGAAAGAAGCCTTCAGTCTCGGCACGAAGCCGTCGGCCTGAGAGACCTCGGCGTTCGCCGCCTGCTGCTCCAGAGAGTAGAGGGTGTCCAGGGTCGCCTTGGCTTCCTTGGGCCTGAAGCCTACGGCCTCCGCCGCTTTCCCCGCAAGCCCTCCGGTGGCAATGTCCGCCACACCTACCACCGCCTCGGGGAGGCCGATGGCTCCCTTGGTCGCGGAGATTAGAGGGTCTGCCACGAACCGGCGCAGGCGGGAAGGAGGTGCCGCAGGTCCGACTTCCGGACCCTCGTAGGGGGTGAGCTTGGGCGCGTCTACTTCTTCGCCGTCATAGGGGGTCAGGGCCACAGGCCTCTCCTTACTGAACGAATTTTTTACCCTGCGCGTCGACCAGGATGGCCTTGCCTTCAGGGGTGAACTTGCCGGATGCTTTGAAGCCTGCAGGGATCGCCGCCGCGGCAGGGTCGAACAGCTGCCCCGCATCGTTGACCAGCCCCGCCTGCTGATCAGGGCCGAACCATTTGTTCTTCGCCTTCTGGACTTTCCGGTAACCGCCACGAACGGCGAGGGCGGCCTCGGAGGGGAGGAGCCCTGCGCTGGTGGCGAGGGACTCGGCGTAGGCTGCGTCGGCCTTGACCATGGGGGAGTTGTTCCTCGCCTCCAGAGCCTTCAGCTTCCCTTCCTCGATCATGCGCTGCTTCTCTAGCGTGAGGTCTGCGTCCGACTTGCTCCGGACTCCCTCGCCCAAAGCATTCTTGTAGGCGATGTCGGCGCGGGTCGCCTCGGGGTAGAACTGAGCCTCCAGATCGGTCTTGGTGGCGGCTGCCCTCAGGCTGTTCCGGTAGGACGCTGCGGTCTGGAGGTCGGAACCCTGGTCCAGCACCTTCCCCGGGAGGAGCGTATCCCTCTCCGCGATCTGCGAGACCGTACCCGCCTCGGTCGTGTCCGCGTTCTGCTGGCTCACCCTGTAGGTGCGCAGGTTGTTCGCCTCGGTCTCGGCCTGCTTCTGCTGCTCCAGAGCCAAAGCCCTGCGCTTGAAGAAGAACGGCTCTCCGTCGGGGGTGGACGCCTGTGCATCCTCCCACGCCTCCTGACTCCCCGTGTAGCCTACGTCTCCGGCCCGTTTCCGATAGGTGGGAGCGGAGTCGAACTGAGCCTCTCCTGTGGAGCCGAGCCCGTCGTAGGCCTTGCTCCCCGCGATGTACATCCTGACCCCGTCCTGCTCGATGTAGCCTCTGCCTGCGGACTCCGCCACAGGCTCCTCTGCGGAGTAGGAGACGGTCGGCGTGGGGATCGGCACGGGGCGCTGCGGGACCGCTGCAGCCTGAGGCCTGCGGTAAGAGGGGGCTGAGGTCGATGCCGCAGAAGCGGCGGGGGAGATCAAACGCTCCCCGGGAGTGTGCGCGGCGATCGTGGAAGGTCGCAACCCCAAGGCCGGAGCCGTAGCCGCCTGTGCAGGGGTGGTCCCCCGGGCCTCGTAGCGTCTGAGGTTCGCCGCAGGGAAAGCCGCCTGCCGCTCCTCGAAGGTCGTGGTCGGCGTGCCGGTGGCTGCGACGGCGTTGTAGGTTCGCACCCCCGCGTTGACCAGACCGTTCACCCCTGCCTTGGCGAGTCCGCCCAAAGCTCCCCCAAGGGTTTTGACGTCACCCAGCTTGGCGGGGTCGGTCTCGTAGTCGTTCAGTTTTGCCGGCAAGCCGAAATAGGATCGAGCGTTGAACCTCGCGGTTTCCGCCATTATGCACCTCCGATATGCGGGGCGTTAAGCCCCGCCGGTATTTAACGTAATCGTGCTGGCTCCTGCCGCCAGTGCCAGTGCAGCCTGCGCCGCCGCCGTCGAGGCTGCGATCTGGTTCCTGACATTGGCATCGCGGTCTTCCAGGTTCAGCTTCGCGGTGTCCAGGAAACTCTTGACTCTCGCCTGGAAGTCCTGGATCTCCAGCTTCATCGACTCGGCCGTGATGTCCGCGTTCAGTTTCGCCACGTCGGCATCAAAGGCCGCCTCTTTCAGCTGGATCTCTTTCAGCGTCTTGTGCTTCTCCAGCTCGTTGTTGAACTGCGCCAGGAACTCCTTGACCTTCAATTCCGCCTGGCTCACCGCCGCGACGACATCGGCCTGGTACTTCTCCACCTGGGCTGAGACCGTGGCGCTGTAGACCTTGACGGTGGTGTCCAGGTAGCGCACGTTGAACTCCACGTCGGCGCCATGGGCGGCGATCCCCTGCTGCAGCGAGAACTGGTAGTTGGTCTTGGCCCAGTCGAAGATTCCCGCGATCAGGGTGCGCGAGGCCTCGGAGAGGTCGAACTGGTATTTCTGCTGCGCGTCCAGCTTCAGCGCGGTGGTCATGGAGTTGGGGTGGCTGAACCCTGCGGCGCCTGTCGTGGCGTCCGCCATGGAGTAGAGGTCTCGCAGCGTCTGGGTCTTGCGCTCGTACTCCTTGGCATAGAGCGCCGACTGCAGCCTGGTCGTGTCCGAGGAGAGCTTGTCGATCGCACTGTCGATGTCGTCGGCGCCGGTGATGGAGTCGGTGAAGAGTGCGAGTTTCGACTTCAGGTTGGTCCAGAAGGTCTCGCTCCACATCGCCGTGACCCCTCCCGCAAGCGACGGGGCGGCGGGGAGCGCGGGGGCTGCCAGTGCCGTGAAGTCTGCGGCGACGAAAGCGGGGAGCGAGAGGGCCGTGAGCGCGGGCTTCGCCCCGGAGGCTGCGGCGAGCGGGTCCAGTGTCAGGTTCGACACGGCACTTAAAGCCGTGTAGGTCCAGGAGGTGGCCTGCGCCGTGAGCCTGGCGATGGCCGCATCGGCCTGGGTCTGCATGTGGTCGACGAAGGCTCTGGTTGCAGTGGCCTCCGCCGAAGCATCGAAAGTAGCCATCGACACACCTCCGGAAATATTAGCGCGATACTATCTTAACCGGCGCAGAACTGCAAGGTTTTCCTTGACTTTTTCGCCGAACTGGTTCAGCGCCTCTTGCCTCTTGCCGCAGCCGCAGTCCCGCCCCGTCAAAGAGGTGTAGGCGTGGGCGAGTTTATCCAGCCCTGAGGCGTGGATCGCGGCTGCGACCTGGTCGCCCAAGCCTGTGAGCGTCCCCGTTATGTGCCTGCCGTTTTCGTCCAGCATCAGTAGTACTCCTCGAAACTCCGAATGTCGAAGATGTAACCAAACATGGTTGGGAAGGAAACCCCCTGAACGAAGTTGTAACCTGTTGCGGCATTCAGGTGTGAGAAGAAGCAACCATACCCGCAATTTTCCGTACATACGCCGTTGACGTAAAGCGGAGTGAACCGGCTCTGAATGTCGTAGTTGCCTGTAATGCGATACCGCCCGTCGCTGGACACATAGGTCAGCACTGGAGCAGTTGTAGGCGAGACGTAATTGCCTGCGGCGTCAATGGTCAGCCAACTGCTCCATTGTGGATGTGTGCGGATAGACGTCCGTGAACAAAACGGAATAAGATGCCACGTCGGGGTAGGCGGAGTCGACCCGCAGTTAGGTATGTACAGGCTGGACATACTTATGTCGATCGAAGCCCCTGCGGAGTCCGTGATGCGTACGTAACCGCTCGTGGTGCAGCCTCCCGAACCCACGATCAATCTCAGGGTCTTTCCGGCCACCACCCAGGTCGACGTGATGCCGGCGTAGCTCCCGAGCAGCGTGAAAGAGTAAGTCCCGCTGGCTGAAGGTGTCCCGCCTGTCGCGGTTATGTCCAGTCCGTTCCGCGTGTAGCCCAGCGGCAGCTTCGGCGCCTGCACCTGAACGTTCCCCAAGGCGGGGGCGCTCGTGGCGGGAACCCCTCCTGCGGTCTCGGTCGCGGTGTAGGTGAACCATGCGGTGTGCGGGTAGCTGCCGGTCGGGTGCGCGGCGGTGAGATCTACGAATTTCACATGGTCCTCGGGCGACACGGACACCAGGCCGACGGAGAACCAGCACTCGTGGATGGAGACAGGGTAGGCTGCATTCCAACCGTTGAAGCACCAGAGCGAAATGGTGTCGAACTCCTCCCACGAGTTGCAGGAGATGGATGGCATCCACGCCTCCACTTGGTTGGCGATCTTGGCGAAACTGATTGCCGAAGCCACCGCGCCGCCTTTACGCACCTCCGCCCGTGCAGGGGTTCCTCCGGCGTAGACCGATGTACTGTACACCACGACACCCTGCACGCTGATAGGTCTGTACTGCAGCTTGAAGGCCGCATCTATGTTGCGCCTGGCGACAGCGAAGTAATTGAAACTGGGGTAGTTGCCGGGGTTGATCGTCGCTGCGGTCGACACGTTCCCATCGTAGCAGCGGTCCACGTTCGAGGAGCTGAGCGACTGCACCAGTCTGTCCGGATTCAGATACTGGTAGGTCGTCGCGCCGCTCGGGTATTTCGTGACGCTGCAGTTGGCGCTAGACCCCGTCACGTTGAAGG